AGTAATTCGTTAACTACCTTTGTCATATTGCCACCGTCTGATAGCCTTTCAATCTCTTTTACAGTTGATTTTTTTATATAATAGGTTTTCTTTGTAATATCTGTTCTCATAATTTATATCTCCCCTTTTTTTATTTTTATTATACCATATATATTTTAATATGTAAATTAATATGGTATAATATATAGTAAAAGGAGTTGATTATTAATGGATAAAGTTTATATTGTTTTTAGTGATACCGACGAAATCGAAGCCGTATTTAGAAATGAAAAAGACGCCCAGGCTTATGTTCAAAAATTCTGGGATGTTACTTTCACATATGAGGAGTGGGATGTCGAATGAATCATGATACACTTAAAAAATTTTTAATAAGAGTGATAATTTTGATGTTTTTATTTGAAAATTTAATGATAATTTATGAACATTATTTTAAATAAGAAAGGAGTTGACTAACAATGAATAAAAAGGGACACACTGTGGGATGTATTTTGGTATCTACAGCATCGATATATTATTTACATACAAATATATTAAATGATATTTTAATGACGTCTGGAATCATTTTAGGGTCATTCTTGCCCGACCTAGACGCCGACTATTCTTTTATAGAATACAAACTAAAAGGCGTAAATCCCATGAAGGTAATTCAAAAAATATTACCCGCCAATCCCGTAACGGATCATAGAGGGGCATTGTTACATTCAATTTTGACAATTATACCATGTATTATCTTTATGAAGTACGATTTCGTCAAAGGTTTAGGCCTTGGCATTTTAGGTCACCATATATTGGATATGATGACCCCCGCTGGCCTTAGATATTTTTTTCCGTTTAAATTTAAAATTAGATTATTTAGATAATTAAACCGCCACAAAGGTCCACCCGGCCGCGATTAAGTGATTCCTTGCCGCGTCACTTGCCGCGGTCCTATTATTTTTATGACTTAATGTTCCATTAATTCCATGAGTTACAGCCGCTGTATTGATAATTGTATCATCGGTATTTGTAGCTGACATATTAGTTCCATTGCAATATATATAAGTAATACCGTTAGCTGGCATATAAGCCCCGGTTAGTAAACTACACCCATCAACTCGGAGTATTACGCTAACAGGTCCTAAATTCCCAATAGACCCCGTCAAATTAGGTATATTTTGAGCATACAATGAATTAGTTGGTTTTGGCATATTAGCAACATCACCTGTTAATAAATTACATCCCCCTATGTGCAATATAGTTAAAACCTTTGGTAAATATGCAATATCCCCAGTAATTTTTGTTGAGCTAATATTTAAAGTACCCGTTAACCTTGCAAAATCTTTAGTATTACCTACATATCTGACCCCAGTCGTATTTGCGGCTATGGTTATATTTGCGGCTAACATGTTTGTAGCAAACATGTAACTATTCCCAGCGTTAACTAAATTAGGGGCTGGCTTGGCTAAAGTTGAGACATTCCCGTCGGCGTCATACCACATAATGTTAGAACCATTTGTAATGCCAAAATCCATTACGCCGGCTGTACATTTAAAAATATTGACATAATCGGCCGTATAAGTTGGAACTGTTACGGGTCCTTTGAAACCAATGTATGTATACATATTCAAATTTCTAAGCCTATTCACAACCGCCGCGGGTGTCATTGTTAATGATGTATTTTGAGGAACATCCAAATTATATTTATTTGTATAAGATACCCATACCCCTCCATTTACGACTTGTTGCCGTTGCCCTACGGGTACATTCGTTCTTAATCCAGTAACTTGATTATAATAGCCAGAAATATATCCACTATTAGCCCCGCAAAAGGCCAAAATTCCGGCTTGATCTTCAAATGCAAATTCTTGAGTGGTGCTTCCTCCCGTTTCAATGACTTCACACCATGGACACCCACAAGTTAATAACTTTTCTTGTGAATAAACAAATTGAAGTTGACTTTTGTAAGGATCTAAAGGAAAACGTTTTACATTTCCCTTGGTTATCTGTAATCCATTGCCTAACATTTTTACACCTCCTTTACACTGCTGTTAAGGTCCATCCTTTTGCTAATAATATTGCCACCGCTGCATTACTTGCGGCGGTCCTATTATTTTTATATCTCAAATCTCCGTTGATCGCTGTTATTACGCTCGCACAGTTTATAAGAGTTTGATCTGTCTCATTAGCTGTCATTGCATTACCATATATAAAAATTAAAGTGTTGTTAGCTTTAGGTGTATACGTACCAGATAATAACGAACAATCTCTGGCATATAAATACGTAACAGACGGCACATTATTAAATAAACCCGTTAATTTAGAGCCTGCGGATATTGCTAAGAAAAAAGTTACCCTTGGTAAAAATATAACATCATCCGTAATTTCAGATACATTAAATAAATCCACATAATATGTAAATCTTGGTAAATCTTTTAAGCTACCTATCCACTTATTAGTTGTACCATTTGAAGCTAATTGTATATTACCTAACATATTAGTACAAAATAAATAATCTGTACCAGCACTTACACAAGTAACGGCTGGCCTTGCCGCACCACTCGTGGTGTTATCTCTGAAGTACCATAATAAATTTAAGCCGTTCGTTATACCAAAGTCATTTAGACTATTAGCTGACATTTTCATAGGGAATACATAGTCGGGCGTATAACCGACTATACTTATCGAGCCTTTAAATCCAATATAACTACACATACTCAGGTTTTTAAGCCTGTTTAACGCCGCTATACCAGACACGGCCAAGGTCGAATTTACAGGTATTTCAAGGTTATACTTTGCAGTACCCGGACCCCATACCCCGGCATTTATTATTTGCCGTTGTTGGGCCTCAACTGTTACATCGACTTTTACACCTGTTTTTTGTTCATACATAGCGGATATATAGCCGCTATTAGCACCAACGAAAGCCTGTATTGATGCCTTATCAATGTATCCGTCGATATAATCAAATTCTTGCTTCACCCCTCCACCTGTTTCCCGGATTTCAATTTTAAAATTTCCAGGCAAAAGTTGATAATCTGAAAAAACAAATTGAAGTTGCGATTTATATAAAATTAAAGGGAAATGTCTAACATCGCCCTTATTGTTCTGTGCTCCAACTCCTAACATAATTACACCCCTTGATAGGCTACGACAGCCCCGCTTGTTACTGTTACACTCGTAAACCTCCCGTAAATTGGTGTATTAGTTGTAACAGTTATGGCCGTTATCCCTGTTACATTTCCCACCGCGGTTATTACTGCATCAGCTACAACATAAATACAATTAAATACATAACCCGCGTCAGGTGCTATCACACCCGCCCCGGAATAAATACCACCTAAATTCCCAACCGTGGCATCTAAAATATTTTTAATATCATCATTGCTTGTTTTAACATCTTTTAAATTATCATTGTTCAATAATTCTTTAATATCATTTAATAACTCAGCAATTATAAATTTTTTATCAGACATTTTAACACATCCTTTTACCCTTATTATATAATAAAAGTAAATCGAAAGAGAGAAAAAAATATGGCTGATCACAAATGCACACAACTAGAAAGAATTTCTAGAATAGACACCCAACTTCAAGATACTAGAAATTTACAAACATTATTATTAAAAATTTTAATAACTACCCTTGCAAGTTCGGTTTTTACTTTATTAACTACAATAGTTATTTTATTAAATTAAGGAGTGATTATTTTGAAGAACAGATTTAAAGACAAATTCACCTGGTTGTCAATATTATCATTAGTTATCATAATATTAACTCAGTTAAACGTATTTGAATTAATTGGTATTAACTCCGACTCTTTCAAAATCATCATTGAAAGTATCTTGAGTATTTTGGTCCTAGTAGGCATATTAAACAACCCAACCACCAAACAATTTTAAAAAGAAGCTAAGAATTTCTTAGCTTCTTTTTATTAAATAGGATACACAATGAAAAAAATTCTATTCTATTATATCATTTTTTATACAACTCGATATTATCAATTTCAGATTGTTTAACCCATTTACTCCAACGCCCACAATCAGCACAATATAAGCCGATATGTTGCGCTTTTTTTTCTAAATAATAATCGGTACACTTACAATATTTACATTTAAAATTTTTCATGGTTTACCTCCTTTCATAATAAAATTACCAAATCAATTTCCCAGTTATGGATTGGATTTTACAGTACTGACATTATTTTATATGAAATGTATACAATAACGAACACCCGCAATGCGGGGGTTATATAAAATCATTGTATCCATTGATATAACTAAATTTAAATGTATTTTCGCGGGGGTTGCGGGTGATGTTTTCCTATTCTTTTCAAAAAAAGGGTTGTACTTAGTGTCACTTATTAGTATTTTACCATATTACCCCTTAAAGCTTTATAAATAAAATATTCTCTTTTTTTTTATATATTAACACCCGCACACCCGCAAAAAGCTTTATAAGTCAACTTATCACTAAATAAAAGATATGCGGGGGTTGTTAAAAATCACCCCCGCATTACACCCGCACACCCGCAAAACTTCAATTGGAAATTATCTTATAATTTTTTTACATAAAATAATTCAATTTTTTTATGCTCATCTCTTTTCATTTTTACGTTTAATTTTTTTAATTCACGGCCAATAGTGAATTTATTCAAGTTTTTTCCAAATGTAGTGTTCATGGCATTTTCAGCGTTTAACACACTAAAAATTTCTTTTCCAGATAACCATTCCCCAACTTCTGGAAATAGGTCTATTTTATCCTCAATAATTAATGTATTATCAGATTTTAATAAATATTTATTATTATTTCTTTCTACTTTTTCCTTTTCTTCTCTAGTATGCCAATATCGTTCCCCTTTTAAATATAAATCATAAAAGTAACCCCACATAATATCGATATCAATATTTAAATTCACTATTAATTCCGCGTTACCCATTGTTAAAAATCTTCGAGACCCGGTTGTATCTGTTAAATACTCGTAATCATTTGTTGTCCCACAAAAACATGTTCGACGTTTTATATCAATAAACTCCTTGGCATAAGGGATTCTAACCCGGTCTTTCGTATCATTAATATAGGCCTTTAGAGAATTTTGATCTGATTTTTTAAATGTACTTGAGATTTCCCCTATCTCCACAAGCCAGTTAGAACTAACTTCAATTAAATGATCTTTGTTTTGGACATCTAAAACTTTTAGAGACATAAAATAATTCTGTCTAAATTGTTTAGGTAATAGTGATTGAAACCATCTTGTTTTATTACTTCCCTGTACACCTTGAAAGACTGGTAGAAATTGCCCCCTTAAAGGCTCTTCCTCTTCCTCTCCGTGTTCACTTCGACACCCCATCCAAACCATTTGTAAAAGGGTATGATGCATATACCAATTTTTATCTAGCTCAGGCGTGATTATGGTTTCGCATATATCTTTAAAAGGTTGTGTACTGGGATTATTTAAATATTTTTCATGTGACATTTTTAAATAATCATGGATAGGGTTATATTTATTACTCATTGCTATATAAATTAGTGAAGCTTCTAGTTTTTCTTTTGAAGGCTTGAACCCGTGTTTAATTCCGAAATCTTGAATTTTTACTAAAACACTGTCAAGCGTATAAACCGTTATTTTATTTTTGTGAAATACTTCAATATTTCTTTTTATTAAATTATATTTTAGGCTTAAATTGTAATGCAGTAATAAACATTCAACATTTTCAATAACTGGCAAAACTTTGTATTCCTCGAATTTAGGCTTTTTTTCAAGCCCCTCGTACATATTCCAAAATTCACTTAACCGTTTTGTCATTGTACCATCTTTGGTATCAGTGAATTTAACCATGACATAATCTGGATTCCATTTCACAAATGTAAAATCCGGGTTTTCGTTCTTAGCTTCCTTTTTTTCATTCATTCCCAACTTATCGGCACACCATCGGACGGCTTTAGCTAAATCATTATTACACAAATGAATCTTTATCAAATCAAAACTATTACATTGTTGTCCATTACCCGCGGGATCGGTCCCGTGGAAAGATATACATAAACTATCATTATCAAGGATTTTAAGGCCGTTCGTACCTTCACCGTTTATCCAGGTATAACAATCTTTCTTTGAACCTTTCTCATAAAATTCACTTAAAAATTCTTCGATTACCTGGGATATTGTATATTTTCGGCAAAATTCACCGATAGGTCCAGTTTTTTCCCGGCCGTTGCTTTTTGGCCCCGGTTTACTTTCAGTTGCCTTTTTATCTTTTGTATCTTTTTTTCTTAATTCTAAAAGTTCATCTTCCCATCCGGGCTTTAAATAATTTTCAGGATTAATAATCGGACCTGAGATATTATTAAAATAAAATTCGGCATCCTGAGAGCAAGAAGGGTAGTACATAAATTGACTGATTTTAAAGCAAGAAATATCAATTTCAGGCCACAAATTCAAATCATTGACTATTTTTCTCATGATAAAGTTATATTCATTGAAATTAATTTCCCTGGTTAATGGTACTATGCAACGAATTTTAGGCTTATTCGCCCGGTGACTATGTGTACTATATAATACACATTCAAAATTTATTCGTTCTAATTTATTCCAGATATTTTTATCACAATTGTCGAAATCCAAAGTTAGGATTGATCTAGTTAGAATTGTCTCGTTGGTCCTTTTATTTTTATCACAAAAACCACCGACAAACCCGCGGCCGTCTTTGGCTTTGTGCTTAAACTCTTTTTTGTAATTGTTATACTGTTCCATTGTTTCGGGAGTTATTCGAGGAGTTTTTAATTTTTCTTTCAACTCTTCCCATGTTAAACTTTTATTTTCCCAATAACTGGTTTGGGCGTTTATGCCTTCTGCAATTTGAATCATCTTTTCCTCCTTTTATTTCCCTTTTTGTTGACTATTATCCATTATCTTGATATAATGAATAATAGAGTAATTTTAATAAACGCTATATTGAAATTACCAAGGGTTATGTTTAATTAATGCCAGCTTCGCACCTGGCTTTTTTGTTGTCTAGAATTACACCGTTTCTTGTTTTTTATCTTTATCATGATAAGCCTCGATTATTATTCTATTTCCTTCTATAGACATTTTTACTTCTTTATCAAGTCCTAATAATTCTTGGAAAGGATTAGGAATCAATACACCTCTACTACCTGGCCCCATCACTGATAATTTTTTAATCAAATAATTTTTCATATGTTTTTTATCTCCTTCTATCTATATTTATTTCTATATAGATATTATATATTATTTAATTATTTAATACAATGATTTTTATTTGTAATCTAATTGTAATATAAAAGTATAGACATTTATATTTATATATGATATTATATAGATAGTGGAAGGGAGGTGGCAAACATGGAATACGACCCTAACATCGTAACACCAACGGACGGCGACGAAAACGACAACGAAGCAATTGACAACATTACAGAAAGTCCAGAAAAAGGAAGCGAAGGGGTTTAACCCCTTTCCCCACCAGGGGAGGAAAGAGAGGATATCATGAAAATTTCAAAAAAATTAGAAAACTTATATCTTAAAAACTTTGAGAACGAAAGAGAATTAAATTATCCCTTGGGATATCGGGGAATAGAAATAAAATTTAGTAATAAGGTAGACTTTGAAAATGAACAAGAAGGGGAAGAATATCTAATATGTTTAGAGATGTATTTAAATGAAACTGAAATCGATTACTACGAGTATGACGGATCAAGGTCTGTCATCGGCAACCTGGCCGAAATAACATTTGTAGTTAACCAGGATAATTTAGATGAATTTAATAAATCTTACAAAGAATTTAAATCCAACTATGAAACAATTATGGCAAATTATAAAAATACTATTATAGCCGAAGAAGAAATTACACCTGTTATTGATGTAAAACAATATATTGTGGCTGGTAATGCTACAATAACCCTTGAAGGCAAGAATAATCATTTTACATATAAGATACAAAAACATTCAGAATCAAAAATATGGTTTGTAAAATTATTAACAGGCCAAAATAATGACATCGATTATAAATACATAGGATTCTTTAGAGAAGATTTAAAGTTTAAAACTTCTAGTAAATCAGAAATAAGCATAGATTCACTGGGTTTCAAGGCATTTGCTTATTTTATGAGAAGACTTGAAAATTTACCACCTGAATTGAAAATACACTATGCTAGTAAATGCCCAAAGTGCGGGCGTACACTAACAACCCCCGAATCAATTCAAAACGGTATAGGTTCGGAATGCCTAAAACAACTTATGGAGGTGTCGTAAAATGATTTGTCCATATTGCAATCAATCGGCTGAGCTAAAGGATAGCTCAGTCATTTATGGGAAAAGTTATGGCCTAATATATATTTGTTTTCCATGTAATGCATATGTAGGAACTCATAGGGGAACAAACACACCATTGGGAACATTGGCCAATAGTGAATTAAGGAAGCTAAGAAAACAATGTCATAGTATATTCGATATAAAATGGAAATCTGGAAAAATGTCCAGGTTTGAAGCGTACGTATGGCTTAGTAAACAACTTAAAATTGATATAAATCAATGTCATATAGGGATGTTTGATGTAGATCAATGTAAAAAAGTAATGGAGGTATTACAATGAATATCAAAAAAATTCAAAAAATGCTTAGATATAATTCTTCACACTGTGAAGATTGGGTGTTTAAATCATGGCATAAATACGAAAATCATCTATGGTTTTTCAATGGATACATGATGGTAGCTATTCCCAAATACGAGGAGGCAAAAATACTAAGATTTTACCCTGAAGAATCTAAACAGAAAATAAACATTAAAAAGTTTATTCCCCAGGATTGGCAAGACTGGGGAAATGAATTAGGAGAATTTAGTTTTAACCAGGAGTTTATTGATTTAGTCAACAACATATGGAATCATTTGGAAACCGAAATAAAAATTGATAAATACCGCATGGTATTTATACACGATGGCGAAGTTATAGCTTTTATATTAGGAAGGAGATAAAACAATGAATAATCAAATAATAAACTTAAATGACATAGGTATTAAATACATTATACTACGAGATAGTGGAACCTATCTTATTGATGGAAAAGTGATTAACAAAAGCTACGGGGATAACAAGGAAGTAGCCGTTCAAAATGTTGATGATATTAGATTAGTTACTACTATGAGGATAACAGAAAAATATACCAGTGGTATAAAGGAAATGAGTGTTGAGGATTATAACGCTAATATTCTCGAATTAAACAGAGAATATTTTGAGGACTGTGATGAGGAGTATGTATACAAATGTTTCATCCGAGATTGGAAACCTATTTATAGAGAAGAACAGCGGATAAGTGAACCAATCAAAGTTGAAATAGTAGAATCCTGTTATAAGCCCGAGAATAAATATATTTCCAATTGTTTTTTTAATGGCACTGATTTAAATATATGTTTATTCAAGTACGACCGCCCTACTGCTTTATTAGATATAGTTAAAGAAGCTTTTGACAAAGTAGGTATGGAATATGTTAGAGGTGGATGTTATAGAGAAACTGTAAATCAAAAAATTTGGACAAACTCCGATCATAGTTGTATTGAATATGTCCAGGCATTCGGGACATATATATTTTCAAAGCTATATAAGAATACAACTCCGCTTCGAGGAACTCTCGAAGACATGGAAAAAAAATATAATGAGGATTATAAAAACATAAGAACTATTATAATCAGCAAATATAATATGATGTTTAAAAATAAAAATCATGACCTGGATTTTAATCGGGTTATTGATAAATTACAACAAGCATTAGAATATTTTAATAAAATCGATCCAAAACAAAAAAGTATCCAAGATTACAGAAGTACCGGGATGTATTTAAGGGATGCTAAACAGTTAATAATTGATCATTTTAGTAAGGAGGAATAGAAATGGCAAGCATTGAAAGAGAAATGATTGAAAATTATGAAGACATAGCCCGGAGGATTCAAGAATTTCAAGAAGAAAACACAGTATACGAGAATACGACGTATTTTTAGAATTTATTCGCTTGGCTTGTTGGGATAATTATAATTCAGGTGCTAGATATATGGGGTGGACCGATGAATAATCATGAATTACTAACTTTATTTTATAAAAAACAATCAGAATTACATGCAATACAAACGCCATTTTAGAGGCTGAATTAAAAGATTTAATGAAACAACTAGACCAACGGTGTCAGACCGAAGGTCTAGAACATTGGCAATTTGATAATAAATATAGATATAAAGTATAGACATTTATATTTATATATGGTATAATTTATTTAATGAAATAAATTTTTGGAGGAATGAAAGATGAAATTAACTAGAGTAATGAGTTTTAGTAAATATGATACGGATGAATTAATTAATAAATTTGTAGATGGAGAAATTACCAGCATGAAATTTAAAAAAGGTTCATCATGGTCGGGGATGAATGGAAACGAAGGATTTGTAAATGAAACCCAATATGGAGTAGAGATTTTTGTATGGTGGAATGAAGTAGATGAAAAATTAGTAAAAAAAGTAACAACTGAAGATATCGACGAATATGACATAATGGATATTGACATTGAAAAGTATGACGAATACAGAAATTTAGAAGAAGTAAACCTTAAAATTGAAGATATTGCCGACGGAAGAGAAGACGTTGGATATGTAGAAATATATGTAAAATAATTTATAAAATAAGGGGGCACTAGTCCCCGGAAATTGGAGGAATGAAAAGTGAAGCAAACATTTAATATAGGTGATAAAGTGGTGGTAATTGGTAAATGGGAATTTATAGGTGGTGTCATAGCTACGCCACCTGATAGTTGGATAAAAGAATTATTTAATAAAGTTTATAAAGTGCATGATATTAAAAATAATTTTATTGGTGAAATTATTAATAAAAATGATCAATATCATATCATTAAAAATTTCACTACTAATGAGTTACATCTAATTAACAATCATTATAATGAAATAAGACATTATTATAAAGGCTGTACCGACGATTTAAGAAAAGAAGTGAAAAGGTGGGATGACCAATGAAATGCTAAAGTTGGATGTCGTGAATGTCGAAAACAAGCCATAGAAAGGATTGAAAAAGATGAATGAACCAAAAGTAAATGGGTTTAGGCTGAATTTTTCAGCCATGAATAATAAAAACTTCGATTACAGAAGACAACAAATATTATATGAGTTAGACTTTCTTGGTCTACATTTTATATGTGTAGGTTGGGGAAAAATAACTAAAAAAGGAACGACCGGGACATTTAAAACGGCAACATATGAGGAAGTCGAAGAAAAGGTAAAAGAATTAAGAAAGGAAGTAAGTAAAAATTATGGAAATAATAATAACAATGCCAACAAATAAAAGTTTAGAGGATTTAATTAACCTAACAAAACATTTAACTTCAATACGGTTAAGATATGAAATTCGTGATATGAATCGAGTATGTATAACAAAAGCCGCGAACGGTGCGACGGTAAACCTTAAAAGTTTAATTTATGTTTTAAATGAATATAAACTTATGGACTTAACGGAGGTGGAATAAATGGATCTTAAATATCTTATAGCTGATATAGAGTGCCTCGAAGATTATTTTTGTCTTCAGGTAAAAGATGAAATCATGGATGATGTAGTTATTTGGGAATGTTACACGGATGAAGATTGTATAGAACTTTATAAAAAATTACAAAATATTGATCGCGCTATGTATTTCTATTCAATTGATTATGATCGAACCATGATCAATGCATTATGTAAACTGGTAGAAAATGACATTCCTAATATTCTTTATCATTTACGGAAAATCAATGATTTCCTGATTCAAAAAAATATTCATTATTTTAAACTTAATCGCGAATATTGGGGTTATCATTATGACGGCCTCGATCCGACCGAACAAATAAAACTCGTACACCCTAACGAATTAGGCATACACGAGTTTATTGATTCATATCAATTTACATTAGGAAAATCCAAAGTATTTAAGAATTTAATATTAAATGAAATTCCAAAGATACTATTTTATTATAACATAGATATCAAAGGAAATATTAAACCTTCGATATCTTTAAAATCTCTTAACCTAATTAAGAAAGGTTATAATATAAAATTTGATTTTTCTAAATATCAAAGTATTAAAAAAATTAAAATCGACGGATTCTATGATAAATGGATAGAATACTCAAAAAACGATGTTCTATTCCTGGAAGAATTATTTCTTGATAAATGTAAATCCGATATTGAAAAAAGATATTGGGCATTTCAAGCCGCTAAATCAATCGATAATACCCTTGAATTATTAGATAGGGATTTATACGCTGAAAATAACACGGGGTTAATTGTGAGCATTTTAAAGCTTACTGAACCTAATAAAAATATCAAAGTAGATTATACAAAATATATAACTACCCCTTATCCCAAGTTTAATGAATTTGTTAAATTTGTAAGTGATAACAATGATGTCGAGAAAGACAAAGATTTAAAAAATGGATATTGTGAACACTATAAAAAAGAATACATTGACGATGATATCCGTATTGAAAATGATACTTTAATAAATTCCTTTGATGAAATCGAAATCAATGGAACACTGGTTAAGATAGGTTTAGGAGGGGGTCATGCGGCAATTGATCACTACATTGGGCAAAATTTGCGCCACCTGGATTATCAAAGTCAATACAGTAGTATTATGTTGCAATACAAAGAATTGTTTTCTAATATTATAAATATCCCCTTGTACGAGGCGATTTATGATTTAAAAAATATTACATTTAAAAATGAAAAAATTCAATTAGATAATGAAATCGCAGAAATGGAAAATTGGGAATATAGTCCACAAATTGATCAAAAAATGGACCGAATAAATGAAATCAATAATTTAGTTGGTGGTATTAAATTAATCCTGAATACCACTTATGGCCTAATAAATTCTAACTTCACCTTACCAATATCATGTAAAACCCTAGGACGATTCATATGTTTAAAAGGTCAATCTATGCTCTTAAATTTAGCCCACAAATTAACCCAGGACGACCCGGATCTAAAATTAGTTAACCTTAATACCGACGGAATTATTGTTGAGACTAAATTGCCTATAGCCATTGATAATGATGGTTACTTTATATTGGACAACTCAGAAATTAAAAACCTGATCCAATTGAATGTTAATTCATACATTAAGGATAAAAAAGTCAAGGGGATGTTTAACATTAAGGTTAAGCAAAATATTAATAAACATGGCCGGTTATCAGTAAATACTATAAATGCCATTAGGTTAATCAATGGCGAAGATGTCAAAATATTACCAATATATTTTGATGTAAAAAGAATTGATTTACCAGAAAAGCCGTGGTATTTTTCAAACACTGGTAAAATTGCAATTAAACAATTAAAAAAGCCGGAAATACTAAGTCTGAACGGAGAAAAATTTTATTTTACTGATGAAAAGGAAAAGGCATGTTTAAACATTTATAAAAAATATGCTGAATTAACTAAACAAAGTATTCTTGATTTTACTTTTATAGACAAGGAAAACGTAACTCTTAAATATATAGCAAAAGAATTAATATCTGATACTAACGAAAATATAGCAAGTAAAAGAAAAGTAAAAAGGGATCTATATAAAATATTTGGAAAGGATTTTATAGATGTGAATGTAGATAAATTAGAATATCCATGGTTTACTATGACGCAAATACAGAATAGCACCGTATGTCAAGGATTTAAAATTGAAGGGCTGAATAAATATTTAATTTTGAAAGTTGAGTGTAAAAATACCAAATGGGATAAAAATATAATTACACAGTTAAAGGAAGCTAAGACCTTTGAAACTTGGGAAGAAGGTAATCGTTATGATAGAACATTTGTATTTTTTAATCCATTTGTTGATAATTTTAAAGTAAAAAAAGAATATGAGGATTATATAAAAGTTGTTGATTCTTCAGCAATTGAAGTATATCAAGGAAATCCTATAGAAATTGATTTAAATTTGTTACAATTAATTTGTGAAAAAGTATAGACATTTATATTTATATATGGTATTATATAATTAATGAATGAAATGGAGGTTGACAATAATGGGTTATGCGATGAATACAATTTTCAATATAGAGGAAGTCATAAATATATATGATTTAAATTTTGGAAGGATATTGAAACAATATGAAATTTCAACTATTAGGAAAAATTTATCCTCAGAGCCAAAGATTTTAACAAATGAACAAATCGAAAGATTTGAAAAAAATGAAATTAAAAAAATCTTTGGTAAAAATAAAAATTCCGTAGTATATGGAATAGGGTCACATATCTATTGGAATAGAGGAAAGGAGTTCAGGAAATTATTATAAACATATTAGTAAAACCGAGTTAAACAAATGGATAGATTTAATTATGGAAAGGATGGCGGCTTAAAGTGCCAGATAAGAAAAAGAAAAAAACACCTAAAGAAAAAAACACCAACGACAACAAAAAAATCGACAAATTAAGTAAAAAACAAAAACCAGATAAAAAAAGTGAGTGGCTTTAGCCCACTCACATCCAAGAAGGTGATAGCATGACCCGCGAATTTTGGAACTATTACGAGGACCTTAAAAGGGCCCGTAATTATAATGATTCGTTGATAAAAATTTTAATCGACGAAAAAATTGAAAAATTAGAAAGGATGATTACAATGAATACAACTTATTTAATGTTAGTTGAAAGCGTAATGCAGGATTGCCCGGCTTTATGTGGTAAATGTGAATATTGTAATAAGTTAGAGTGGATTATAAATAGGGCCAAACATTATTCAAAAGAATTAAATCTCCCATGGAAAATTATTCTCAATGAATGGGAAAAAGAGAGAACCTATTGGTATTACTCATTTTACAACGAAGTGAACCAACCAGAAATGATGGAGGAGGTGAAAAAAGAAGATGTCATATAAAGTTAAAAAAAGTTACGCCCAGGGCTTAACATCTAGGTCTATAATATTACCAAGAACATTCCTAAAAAAATATGAAATAACTGATAAAGTAAAAATTACTTTGAAAAAAGGATATATTTTAATAACAAAAGCTCATGGCTCCGATTTTTTTCAAATGGGAATAGAATTTAAATCTGTCATTGATGAAAAAGGAAATTATTATAGAGGTTTAACGACTTTGACATCAGGGTGTCAAAGTGTAACTATCCCAAAACTTATGTTATCTAAATTATATATAAAAGATGATGATTACATAAAAATAAGTAGTTTATCAGAGGAGGGGATACAGCTTAGCAAAGCTAAAAAGGAGGATTTATTCAATGAGTAAATTTGCATACTTCTATATTAATAACAAAGAAGACTTTACAAAAGAATTAAAGTATTTCGATGTAATTAATAGCTTTATAAAGAAAAGAAAAAAGTTGATTTGTGTAATAGAGAGTAACGACGAATACACATATAAAACTATAGCCGTAAACCTTCGACAATACATAAATCGAATTGAACTCAGTTGGAGTCAAAAGACCGAAATAGAAATCAACAATTTATTATTGAAAGGTGGTGAAAAGGAATGAATGAAAAACAATGGCAAAAACAAGAAAGAAATCACACAATTTTAGGAATAACATCATTATTAATTAGCTTAGGATTAGGGATTGGATGTTTATCTATGAACAAGGTTGTATTTATAGCTTTTTTAATTAGCTGTAGTATATCTTTAATCATAGCTGTTACGGAGGGAGAATCATGTTACCCAGAGAATATCAAGTAGATTGTTTAAACATAATAAAATCAAAACCCCATGGCAAATATTTAATTGTCATGGGGACAGGATTGGGAAAAAGTTTTACTTTTTCCCGAATCTCGTTTAAAAAACATATGTTAATTTTATCCCATCGGGAAGAATTAGTAAACCAACCCCGTAAATATTTTGATTGTACTTATGGGGTTGAAATGGGGAAATACACAAGCAATGGGGAAAAGGTAATTTCCGCGTGCGTTCCAAGTTTAATCAAGAGGTTAGAGAAATTTCCCAGGGATTACTTTGATGTAATAATAACAGATGAATGTTTTCCAAGTGGAACAATAATTGATAATAAATCTATTGAAAACATTCACTGTGATGATATAATAACATCATACAATCATATGACAAATGAAATTGAATATAAAAAAGTAATTAATATTTTTAAATCAATACCTAAATCAATTGTGATTGTAAAATTAAATAATAAGGAGATAATTTGTACTGGTAATCATCCCATTTATACTAAAAAAGGATATAAACCAGCTATAAATTTAAATGAAAATGATGAAGTGTTTTATATGTCAGCAAGAAATAATAAATCCAACTCGATCACAAAAAGAAACATGGTACAGAACAAAACATCAACGAATGTATTGTTCAAAAGAATGTTCAAAAGAATATTGCAAAAAAATAAGTTCAGAAACAATGACAAAAACCAACAAAAAATATGCATCAGAAAGAATGAAAAAAAACAACCCAATGAAAAATTTAGAATCACGACAAAAAATGTCAAAAAGATTAAAAGAAATTGGGCATTGTCCAAAAATAAGATGTGGAAATGGTGCAGGTTTAACAGTTCCACAACAAAATTTATTAATAGCCTTAAAAAACTTAGAACCATATGCCGAATACCCATTAATAACAAATATGAAAAGAAATTCAGGGTACCCACAACATTACAAAATAGACATAGCAATAATAAATTATATGATTGCAATAGAAATAGACGGGTCGTCTCATTCTGCAATGATAAGAAAAGAACAAGACAAGAAAAAAGAAGATTTTTTAAATGGATTAGGGTGGAAAGTGTTAAGATTCAAAAACAAACAAGTGATGGAACATTTGGAGGATTGTGTAAAGACGGTTATGTCTACAATTTAGAAATAGAAGATAATAATAATTATTTTGTAAATAATGTTTTAGTACATAATTGCCACCACAGCCCCTGCGCGTCATATCAAAAGATTTACGAATACTTTCAATATGATTATCATTTTGGCCTAACAGCAACGCCCAACCGGTCCGACAACGTGAGATTAAATAATATCTTTGATGAAATAATATTTAATAGAGATCTAAAATGGGGTATCCAAAATAAATATCTATCTGATATTTATGCCATGAGGTTTTACATGGATTATGATTTATCCAGGGTAAAAACATCGAATGGAGATTATCAAATAAACCAATTAGAAAAGGCCGTGAATACCACGGAGAACGCCGCGGCAATCGCAGAAATATATAATAAACATGCGATGGGATCCACTCTTATTTTTGGGGTTTCGGTGGCCCACTGTGAAGAAATCGCAAAACAAATAAAAAATAGTGTAATAATTACAGCTAAAACAAAAAATAGATCCGAAATCATAGACAAATTCACTTCAGGGGAAATTAAATGCCTGGTCAATTGTCAAATTTTCACAGAGGGAACCGATATTCCAAGGGTTAACACATTAATCATAGCTAGACCCACAAAAAACATCAGTCTTTATACTCAAATGGTTGGCCGGGGACTTCGTCTATATCCCGGTAAAGAAAATTTACGTTTAATAGATTGTTGTGGGGTATCAGGACTAAATTTGTGTATGGCACCCTCATTATTGGGTTGTGAAATGTACGACCTCGGTAATAAAAAAACCCCTGGGCGTGATGAATTAATTGAGGGTGATTTGTTTGATCTTCCAGAAAAAATCAAAGAAGCTGAGAACACCCCCGATTATTGGAAAATCAATTATAAAATAGTTGATTTGTGGGCTAAAGGTCAAGGATACAACACCCACAATATAAATTTTAGAAAATTATCAAATGGTGATTTGACTCTTGAATTACCGAATATAGAGTTTACAATAAATGCCCCGGATGAATTAGGTCAAACCTGGTATCATGGTAAAAAATTACCTATGCAACAAGTTTTAGACTATTGTTATACATATCTTTTAAGTAAACAGCAAGAAGCAACGGCGTTATGGGATTTGTCTATTTGTAAAAAATGGGGTAAACATCCCATAACCCAAAAACAAAAAAATATTATTAAACGGTTTTTACCAAATTATGATTTAAATATGACTAGTCTTGAAGCTAGTCAGATAATCACTAAATTATTAGGAAGGAAAAAAAAGAAATGATTAAAAATAATTTATTAAAATACAGAATGTACTATGATATTACTCAAGAAAATTTATCTTATCAATTAAAAATTTCGGTACAATTGATAAGGAAGATTGAAGCTAAACACTATTATCCGAAATATCAAATTAGGGCAAAAATATGTAAACGCTTTAATCTATCATACGAACAAATGTTTTATATGGAGGAGGAAAACAATGGTAGACTATAACATCGACACAATAGAAACTCAATCATCTTTGATGGCTGAATTTGACCCAATATTTGTTGGGACATTTGAAAAATTAAGGCCCTATTTAATTAGGGGTTTATTATATTTAATATCAGGGTGTATATATATTTTTATAATGTATATAGCATTATTAACGATTGGAGGCTTGATAAATGAAACATGACAGTTTTACTATAAACGAATTTAAACAACTCTTATCAGAATATGACGGGCGTAAATTTGTTTTTAACAATGAAAAATTTGTAATTTTAAATGAAAAATTGTTTTATGATGATATTCCTATTCCCCGCCGGTGCATGTGGTATTCGATGGGAACACAATTTTCAAAAAGAATTGAGGTGGTTTTAAATGAATTATCTAGAAAATCAAATTGATAAACTTATAACATATATAAACGAAAATGACCTTGGTTTTGGATGGAAAAACCACCCCGAAAGGACGTTTAGAGGTGAATTCAAAAACGGTGAGCCATTTGATTATACAATATTTACCAATAAAGGGCGAATAGTTTTTGATGCAAAAGAGACAGACAAAGCAAAATGGGTAATTCTACCCAAGGATAAAAAACAGGGTTTAAACCTGTTTAAATGTCAAAAGGTGGGTATTGAAGCGTTTTTCTTAATTTACTTCATTACTTCAAAAAAATTAATGAAGCTAGACATTAAAAAATTTTTTGACACCATGGCGACAAGAAAATACATAATGCAATCAGATTGCATTGAATTTAATTTAGAGGAGTTGATATAAAATGGAATTACATTCAAAAATAAAAAATGAGTGTAGCATCCAAGGGTGTACAAAGGAAGCTAAAAATATATGTTCAGTACCCGGATGTAACAATATGGTTTGCAGTGACCACGCGCACGGCTGGGGAAATAAAGTAAAATGTGAGGAGTGTATAGATTAATATGGATGAAGAATTTAAAGAAATTGAAATCCTAGATAGTTTAGGTAATGAATATCACTATTTTAACGTGGAATATTTGTGTATTAAGGATAAAATTATATTAGAAGATCAAAAAAGAGTATTACAACATTTTAACCTGGATCATATAATTAAATATTCTATAAAAACATATAAAGATAAAGTAAATAACAAAGATTATACACTTGTTGAAGGCGAACGAGAGACAGATGAAGATAAAGAAGGATTTAACGAATTTATACAAAATTATTTTGATAGTGAGGAAGAAAAACTATGATAAAAGCTGAAATTGATTTGTGGGAGGCCGTTAAACTTCTTACTACCGACGACGCTCACGAATTCAAAGAAATAGACATCGACAAAGATATAATAAGCGAAAGTTATTTATTAAGTAATGAATTAGGATATTCAATACATATTAGACTTATAAAATCTTCCATAGATGATGCTAAGATTATTTATGAAAAAATTGAAGAAATATCTAAGGAAGATTTTAAAAATCAATTATTCAGAGTGCTTTAAAGCACTCTGATTTTTTTGACATCCATATAAGTACCATAAGCGTAAACAATCGTATTACCTACAACGGCCGTAACTTGCGCCCATTGTAATGTAACTGTACCACCAACTGGTCCAGTTTTAACCATTAACTGCTCATGAATACTTGATGCATATACCCCATCAGTTCCATAATGTTGCTCAATAGTATAATTGGCTTGTACAGCATTAACATATGTTTCATATGTATTTAAAGTTCCTTGCGCGGTTGGTCCATAACTACATCTCGGTGCCAGTTCCGAGACATCAGTTGAAAAGTCATATCTACATTTAAAATTAGCACCCGCCGGTCCAGATACACATATAACAACATTAATGTTATACATTGAATAAGGATCTAAATAAGCAATTATATCATTATCATTCTGTATTACATTTGAATTATTAACTGTTTCATCAGCTCTTTTTTTAATAATTTGAGGCATATATTCGGTTTCTAAAGTCAAATCTTTCATTGAATTAGAAACGGTAAAATCTGTTAATAAAGAATATGAATTATTCCCGGATTGACCTAGCATGACATCGCCATCAGTATCCGTTGCAATACTTGTTTCATATTCCAGGGATTTCACCGCTTCACCTTTTTTATATAAAATACCCCTGAAGGTATCAACATTTTTCTCAAAGTAAAATTCAACTCTTTCATCCTTCAATAAATTATTTGTCAATGCCACGGTCGTAGTAGTAGCTACACCGGCCTCATTAACTTTTAAACTAAAAGTATTAGATGTAATATATAATTCAGCATAATTATCAGAATCGACATACCAAACCATACTTGTAGTTTCTCCGGCATATTTACAAATAAATTCCCACCTGGATATAAAATTGATACAATCTGAATATACTTCTAAATTTGTTGTATAATCGGAACCTACTATTTTCATATATCCTAATTCATAACTATAATTTCCCTCGTCTTGATATAATAAATTTAAGGCGTCCCATTGATCAAATGCATAAACCCATCCAGTAGCGGCACCCATGTATTTTTGGAAAGGATTTGCATAACCCGAATAAATAGGGTCTTGTCTTACCATTTGGATTAAATTCATTAAAATATATTCACCATCCGAATTGACCGCCGATACGGGTGCAACACGAATATAGTCGATGCTATTCCAACCACCAGGCGCCCCAATCGTTGTAAAATCTGATTTTTGAGGCCAAAAGCTATTCCAACCTGTAACTACAGCCCCGGTATAATTATAGTAATAACAGTTACCGAAATCATCGCCTAATCTAAATTGGATTTCAGGCCATTTTGCAAAATCAGAGACATATAAAACAAAACAAATACAATCATCAGTTGTCGAGGTGCTCCCATCGTGAAATTTTGTTAAATCCAAGGTAGATGGTAACGCCCGTGACACACTACAAAAACCCGCGGTGTTATCTAATTCCTCAATTTTCAATGCTGATTTACCCATTAATTGGTTTGTTGAATCATCGGCGGTCAAAGTAGTGGCCGCGTCTGCTATAGTCCAATCGGTATAATCATCGAAATTTTCTACCAATTTACAATTTCTTTGATAAAAATAGTTCTTATATTTTCTAAATTGAATATCTGAGGATCTATAAAATTCATTATCCGCTAACTCTACAACCCTTTCGATTTCGTTTAAATTAGTATCATTAATGGCCGGTGCTCCACCATTAACAAATGTTAACTCTGTAAATTTACCCGCTTCTGCCATTCTTTTTCACCTCCGGCGTATCCTTACCTACATTCCATTTAGGTTTATCTTTTTTAACAGGCTTTACATGTTCAATTTTTTTATGAATTACAACCATGTCCATACTAAACACATTTTCTTCAAATTTATAATTTAACTTATCTCTAATTTGATTGACATAATTTACGCAAAATTTTTGATAAGCCTCGTCTTTATCCATTTTTTCGTCAAATTCCATTTCAAATTTCAATTGTATTACCCCCTTATAAATTCGTCGGTCCTAGTTACATCAATTTGCTCATCGTCGGTCTTCCCTTCCGGGGTAGTTAAAACAATTCTAGATAATAATAGTCCTGTATCTTTTCCAACTCCACTATTCCAAGCCTTCGCGGTGGTACCGACAAACCATCCAATTTCTTTTATTGTCATAACACCAACCGTCGCGGTTGGTTCTGTATCCAACAATACACCCTTACTTTGCACTTTACCCGTCCCAGTTCTTAAAAGAGTAATGATTGGGACCCGATATAATTCGTTGCCTAATTTAACGTCAGTATTAGTAACGGCCGTGTTGTTGTCTCCAAAAGCTAAATATTTCAATACCATATTAGGATTCGGAAGGTATAACGCTTTTATTATTTCATCAAAAGCCGCATTCATTATTCTATTATAAATAATATAATCCTTTGTTATTACTCCGTTTTTTCTTTTTATTATATTAACTTTCCCAATCCACCCATATTTTTCTATCATTTAATCACTCTCCGTAACTGTACTTGTCAGTGTTCCAGGGTATAAATTATTAGCGGGCCATAATGCCGCCCCTGGGTATAAATCATCAAATGTTTTTATTGTTACATCCCCGTGCCATTCTATTTTTTCACTTTTGGAAATTTGGATCTCGACAACAGCATCGGGGCGAATTATCCAATCTTTGCCGGGACTTAGCCAATTGCTAAAATAATTAATCCACCCACTCAAAGGTTTACCGTCAATCATTGTAATTTTTGTTTTTAATAAATTACCTACATCAGTAACCGATTTTTCAGTAATTAAATATTGATCACTTATATTCATACTAGGAATATTTACATTTATTAATTGCCCTACTTCCCACTTTATAGTATATGTTTCAACTTCAATTATATTTGAAATGTGGGCATATCTATCAAGGAGAGCAAGGGCCTTTTCTTGGGCTATAGTAACATCTTCAATATTACTACCATCTTCAACATGTGTATAAATCCCGGAACCACCTTCAATGGCTATTCTTGCGGCTATGGCCGCCGCGTCTTGCTCAACTATATCAATGTTAAATTGACCAATATATTTTACTACTAAATAAGATCCCGCGGGAATCGTGGGCGTTCCTACCGTTGTATTATCTCTTTGAATCGTATTAGAACCTTTATTCCAATAAAACCATAATCCCGAATCTATGCCACCAATGCCAACCTCATGAGGGTCTATCATTTCCCCAGGCAATGGGTTGTCGATATCGGTAGTTATGTATAAAGCCGGTACCTGATTAATTGGAAAATTTACAATAAAACTATTATCATTGTCAGGAGTTGGCGTCGCCTTTTCATTTAGTAATAATGTTAAACCATGTACATTTTTTAATACTTGTGTATTTCTATAATCTTCTCTATTGTCACTTACTTTTAAACTATTAGGTATGTAATTACTAGTATGCTCGGTTAACCCTGGCCCTATCTCCGAGGTCATATCATTTAAATAGAATTTTTTATCAGGTCCTATATGCCATTGCCAATTGATCAACCCTGCTATTTCATTAAATGCATCAGAAGCCTTGACATAGGGGCAATTTATACTAACATATTGCCCAGGCGTCGCGACTATTGACGTTCCATCATACCATATCCCCTCTATAGCTAAAAAATCATCAATCATATCTTTAAATGTATCAGAAATTAATTGTTTTTGATAGGATTGATTTATATAACATCTATTAGTTAGGTAATGCCAATCTACACATGTTATTGATTCACCATAAACCGGGTGCTCATTGATTTTACGTGTTTTTGGCTCATCTAATTGTCCCCCATAAATTAAAATTCCGTTATGATCCCATAGTTCAATCTTTTGTCCAATTAGAGTAGTCCAGATAAAGGGGGTAACACCTGGATTCATATCAATTAAGACGAAGCTAAGAACTGAAATTTCCCCCGCCTTACCTTGATTTATATTCAATGACCCGGATTTTACTTTTACGCCCACGGGAAGACTTGCACCATTTATTTTTAAGGTAAAAATACTCATGAATATTTCCTCCCCGTATATCGTGACACCGTTGATTGCATCTGTTTTAAAAAGTCAAACATGTCAGTTACACCGTTAAACGTAGGGTTATATAAATTAATTCCGCCAATACCTGTATTTTCATTAACTCCTAAATTTAAACCAGGGTTAGAAGAAATATTTTTTAAAATTTCATTCCCTAGATTTACCGATGGTAAATTAACTTTAGATTTAGCTAATTGTAAAGCTTTATTGATTGAAGTATAAAAATCTATTTTATCTAAATCTTTCAATGGTCCATCTTTGGCAGGAGAAAAAGGAAATTTATCTCTTATCTTTTGGGCAATATCACTTGCCGCCGTACCAATATTTCCAATCATTGCTCTAATCCCGTTTATTAATGATTGGATTATTTTTCTACCACAATCATATAAATTAATATTACTTGTTATATTTTCAATGATTCCTTTGATATTACTAAGACTTTCCGATATCTTGCCTTTCATTTCATTCATTTTACTTGATATTATATTTGATATATAATTCCACACCATACTAAATTGAGCTTTTACAGCATCCCAAGCGGCTCCCCAATCACCTCTAATAATTGCTAAGGCAAATGTGATATAATTCTTCATAGTTTCCATCGCAAATTTAATAATTAATAATGTTCGATCCCAAACACCCATTAGATATTTGGTTATCGTTTCACCGTGAGCGGTCCAAAAAGCGGATATCTGAGTAATAGCCCATGTTATCGTTTTCATTATTTCAGCAAATATAATAGATGCATTTGCTTTAATATCAGCCCAGGCCGCCAAAACTTTAATTCTAAATTCATCATTAGTCTTCCATAAATATATAAAACTTGCTACCAATGCACCAATAACACCAATAACGACGCCAATAATTGCACCTATAATCAAGAAAAACGGCAAAAATCCAGAAGTTAACACTGCGCCAACCGTGGCACCAATTACCCCTAAACTTGCAATAGTCGCACCTAATCCTACAATTAAGCCACCTATTACTAATAAAACAGGTCCTATCATCGCGGCAACACCAGCAATAACTAATATAATATTTTGCATTGATGATGATAAACCTTGCCATTTAGCGATTACAAAATCTAATACTGAAATTATAGTATTAAAAACAGGGATTAATTTAACTTTTATAGCATCAAATAAAGTTATTGCCATACTTTGGCCTTTTGATAATGTTTGATTCCATTTAAAATCAAGGGTATCACTTGCGGCCTTGAAAGCATCATCCAACATTCCAGTTGAATTTGTACAAGCATCTATTATTCTTCTATTTTCTTCCGAGTTTAAATTAGCAAGAGATAACGCACCACTAAACGCCCTAATATTCGGGAACACATCGGCGAGTGCATCATCGCCATATTTTTTAGTTAAAGTATTTAATTCTTGCAAAGTAGCCAATAGGCCCTCTTCTTTTATTTGTTTTCTTAGTTTCGCCGATGAAGTACCCATATCATTTAGTGCATCTTCGGCACCTTTTGCCGGTTTAATTAATCCAGATAAAATTGATTTAATTTGGGTTGTACTCTCAGCGGCATCTAAACCATTCCTTGTTAAAACAGCAACGGCCCCCGCAACTTCGGCAAATTTAACACCCATAGTTGACGCTATTGGTAACACTTGACCCAACGAAGCGGCAAATTCGGGCGCGTCGGCTTTACCTTCTCTAACGGCGGCAACTAGGATATCGGTGGCTTGTGTTGCATTCATATTAGCCGCACCATAAGCATTGATGGCCGATGTTACTAAATTTGCTATTGACTGAGTTTCACCTAAACCCGCCGCGGATGCTTTAGCCGATTGTGTCAAAGCATCCATGGCCGCGGCACCTTGTAAACCAGAACTTGTAACATAATATAAACCAGCGGCTAATTCTTTTGGAGCCTTGCCCAATTCAGGGGCTAATTTTAAAATATCGGCTCCCCAGGCATCCACTTGTGTTTTAGCAATACCAACTAAGCCAGTAATATGACTCATTTCACTTTCAAAATCTTTACCTAAATTAAAAACCGCTACACCGGCCCCAACTAAGGGGAGTGTAAGATATTTAGTTAGTGTAGATCCTAAACTTATTACACCTTTGCCCGCGGCGGTCATAGTATCCCCAATATCAGTGGCGAAATTTTGCCCGCTTACACGGGCGTTATTGATATCGCGGGTAAATCTGTTTATATCAGCTACAAGGTTAACAACTAATTCACCAATTACGATAGCCATTATATTTCCACCTCTTCAAATTCTACAAAATTCCTATTATCTTTATTATTAGCCCAGGCCTTAAAAGCTGAATCATCGGGCAATCCTCGTATAAATACTAAAAATTTTCTTAATGTCAGAGAAGATTTATTATTTATATCGATTTTATAAAATCTCCAGAAATCAGCTTCTAACGCTCCCCAAGCCCAAATAATTAATCTCGGATCTAAATTTTTTTTTGAGAAGTTTCTGAATTGTTCGATTGAACATTATAGCCCCATTTAGCTAGAATAGTACCAGCTAATTTATTGAATACTAAATCAATTGATACGGCTTTCTTAGATGTTTCTAAAGCGCGAAGCATCTCTTTTCCGAACATTAATTCAATAAATTGCATCATCCTATCCTCTGGCACCTCTAATGTTACTTTGTTATTAATTTTTTTATAACAGTATCTGAAGAAAAAAGTCGCAAAACCCAAAGGCATTTCACGGGGCACATCATAGATTTTCCCGTTGAACTTTATCTTATATGGTTTTTCCGTTGTTTCTTCCACCGCCGCGTCAAAATCAAGAAGTAATTCAGCTTCTTGATTATCTGCTAATATTTTTAATTGGTCATTCAAATAACTTTCTCTTTTTTCATTATCCATTGATTTCTCCTTAACTTGCCGGTGTTATTTCTACTTTAGAATTTATCCTGAATGTTCCTTTATATTTATAAACTTCGGTCGTACTTCCCGATTCTTCATATTTTGTGAAAAATCCCGTAAATGTATATCCGTAGCCAGTATATCTGGTATATTTCATGCTTACAGTTTCGCCACGTTCCGCGGCGTCCCTTAATTCACTTTGTCCATCGTCAAGACCTGTCAAGGTCGATTCAATGGCGATACCTTCAACGTCTGCGGTTTCACCGACAGCAATTGATACAAATTGTTTATGTAATACATCAGTGCCGACAATATAATCCTCTGAACCGGTTGTATCTTCTTCGTCGATTTCAACACTTCTTTTGAAACTTGTCACTTTTGCAACGGTTTCACTTTGCACCTGTATAACAGTATTAGCAAATTTAACCTCATTCATGTTATAACCTCCAATCATTCAAAATTGACGTAGCTCTTACATAATAGTGTGAAGTCCATTCACTACGCCCTTTGTCATCCTTACCCAATGAAGTTGGGGAGGTTTCGACGGTAACATATGATATATTATCACCGCCAGCAATAAGCAATTGCCCACCGAACCCCGCAACTTCTTTATGAACACCATTTATTATTGAATAGCAAGTATCATAATTAGTATTTCTAACCAAAATTTGTATTCCAAATAAATCAACTTCTAAACAACTTGATTCATCTAGGCCCGGTGCTGATTCATCATAAACAATAATACAATTATCCGGGGTATTTGGTTTAAATCCATAAAATAAATCAACGTTTTCCGTACCGTATCCTTGATTATCAAGGTACTTCATTATTTGATTGGCTATACTACCCAATTACAACACCGCCCTTAATTCTTCTATTAAACAATTTTGTAATGCGTTAGGCCCTAATCGATTAAAAGGATCTTTTAAATATTTCTTTTTTCTTCCATGCTGAAAATTGGCGTCGTTCTCGTGCCACCTAATAGCATAGGGAAGTTTAGGAAACCCAGTACCAGCACCACCACCATATGAAATGACAGCCACGGGATTACTACCCTTCCAACGCATTAAAACAATTCCCGTCCTAAGTAAAAATCCCTCGTCTAAAGGAACCTCTTGTTTAGTAGCTGGCAATACTACATTTGCCGCTTTTTCACAAGCCTTTCGACATGCTTCTTTTACTACCCGGTTTATTCGGTCGCCGTCCCACCTTCGCCATCCACTTGCCATTATCGTACCTCACATTCAAAATGATGTGTTTTACCAGTTCTTGGATCATCAATAGGATCTATTTTCAAAACTTCCATATTAGATCGAGTATAAGGGGCTATTTGATTTATCATCCAGTATTCCCAGTTTATATCAATTCCACAATTATTCTGTAAAAACACAATAGCAGTAGCTTTCAAGGTTTCACCTTTGTCATTTGTAATCAAATGATCGCCATATTGAACAAAACCTTTTAAATTAGGTATAGTCGATACGGTTATAAAATCCCCTGATACATTTCTATTTCGTTTCACAAGATTGATTGTATGTGTACATAAATTAATAAAACTGGCCATACTCATTACGATAAATCCCCCTTGTCGATCTTACTTTTAAATTTATAATTCCAGAACTAACCAATATACTATCGGCAAATCCCATTTCTTCAGGTAATAACGACCCCGAAGAACTCGTTTTTCCAACGCTAAATCGACCTAACTTCACATTTTGGGAAGTGGTAGGAGGTAGGCCGCCAGAATCTACTAAATAACTTATCATCGTAGCAACCCATAATTTTACAGCGTCCTTTTTGGCCGTATTCAATGTAATGTCTAAACCATCGTCCCACACGGTCCAATCAGGGGTAGTTATTTTATATCCCGTGGTATCTATTGCATAATTTCCTATACGATTATCCAATAGCTTAGAAGCCATTGTAATTCGTATTGTCGTAGCTTCTGCAATAGGTCTACCAGTTAAAGTAACATATTCAGCCGCCGTAATATACATTATTCCCACCTCCTCCAATTTCCATCGTTGTCCTGTTTATACCCGGCGTTTTTAATTGCGCCCCATGCTATTTTATTCGCGGATTCCTCACCTTTTGAGTAACTAGCATTAAACGCGGCAATCCAAATTTTTTGGGCTTTCTCAGGTAATTTTTTAATTCGTTCAGGTCTATCATTAAGACTATAAGGCATAATTTTACACCTTCTTTTTTTTACTTCTTGGTTTTTTTATTACATTTTTGGTTTGATTGAATGCTATTCTAACGACATTAGAAAATAGATAAGCCTTAGAATCCATCATATCCATATCAACAATAGAACCTTTTAAATATTTTCGTCCTTTATACATGCCGTTTTTTAAGAATTCAACTTTCATATTTATGATCCACCTTGTCCATATACTGCAAATGGGTACCTTGTATCTTCGTCGTCATTGACTCGATTAATTGGGTTTGGTACTTGCCAAGCTATACGCATACAAGATCTAAGACCAATCATGTTTTGTTGAGCTAAATTGTATACAATTTCCCCAGTCGTCGGATCTTGAATTACTGCTTGATCAAGAATTTTCCATGTAATATCTTTTCTTATTGCATAGATTAGTTTTTGCCAATCACCCGCAATTATTTGACTACGAGCCGGTACAATTGAACCGTTTCTTGGGAAGATGCAAGGCTCACCATCTAACGTATAAATTGTTTTACCCTGGACGCCTTCTTTATTTGTAGATTTAAATATTGGATTTCCGGCGTTATCCCTTAAACCTCTAAGTTTTGCTCTTACAGTCATTGCACACAAATGACCATTTACTAAATATCCGTCTTCTTCAACTTTAGCTATCAATCCATTTTCGCCCATAATATCATCGTATAAGTCGCCTAAAGCACCCGCAGTAATAAAATTACCAGCGGCAGTAGCGGCGGCTACGATATTTGTAGGCCAAACATAAGGCGCATTGATACCATATAAAACGGCTTGATCAAATGCTAACCCATAAGCTTCAAGCAATAAAGGTTTAACTTCTGCCCAAATATCATAGTCGGCGTCGTCCAAAACAGCCTCGGGGATTGCAACGATAACGTTCAATTCTTCGGCATCAAGGTATTTATTTTCCCACATTACTTTGGTTGTTGATTTCCAACCTAGATAATCGGCAGTTGGCTTTGTTGGTCCTGGGTTTGTAAAATACGCGGTTGGTAATACACTTAAAACTGGAATCCTTTTCTGCGCTCTAGTCATATTAGGCGCACGATAGGCAAGTCCCATAACTGCGCTCATTTCGGGTACTTCCTGAATAATTTCGCGCATATAATCTTCAGGCATTAAAGCCTCAACGCCTGACCTTGGAATATATGTTGCCATGTGAACACATCCTTCTTTTTAATTATCGACCCGTGGCCCGTCTAATTAAATCATTCAAAGACACGGATTTCTTTTTATTATTGCTACCTTGTTGATCATCCCCGGATTTATTCGTGTCTTCCGAAGATGTTTTTTTAATCAAATAGGGCTTTGCAGTGATTAACGTTTTTATTGCTTCTTCTACTCCTGTAATGTTTCCATCATCATCAATTTCGATATCGTCCTTATCTAATAACTTATAAGCCGCATCGGTATCAATGACCCCTAAATTCGCCGCTTTATTAAGAATTTCAGACTTAACCAAGCGTTGGTTAGCCTTGACAATTGCCTCGCTTGCTTTGTTCTCAGCTTCGACCTTTTCTGCTTTTAATTTTTCTTCGTTTGTCATTTGGGCCTTGAGTTTTTCATCGTCAACCTGTTTTTTCCAGGCTTTACGTTCACGACTCAAACGTTTTTCGATTATTTTATCAATTTCTTGTTGTGAAAAAGTTTTCGCTGGCTCTTGTTTTTCTTCGGGTTCTTCTGGTTTTTCCTCTAGCTCTGGTTCTTCTTCTTTTCCTTCTTCCCCTTCTATGCTAAGAACTGGGAATAATGGACCTAACAACATTATTGTTAGTAATTTTTTTAATTTCATTTTTAATACCTCTTCCATTTTTTATGTTTGGCAACATAACCGTTTGTCAACGTAATTTGATTATAACATAGATTTAATTGTTTTAAATTTTAATTTCACGGTTTCGGGAGTATTCTTCAATAAACTTATTAAAAAGTTAATTTGAAGTTGATTTAAATGCTTAACAAAGATTATAGGCCGACCCCCTTTAGTGTTTTTTCCTGGTAATAGTTTTTTTTCTTTAATCGGCCCTAACTCTTCAAAATAGTTTCGATGTAAACATATTATTCGATAAACTGAAAAATGTGACATATTTAATTTTTCAGCTAATTTAATAGAGTTCATTTAATGCACGGGCGGCGGTTTCACCGCTTTTACCTCTCAATTTATTTGGAAAGATACTTTCCATTAATTCTATTTCTTGTTGTTGCATTCCATCACTTGCCGCGATTTCAATCATTTTATTTAACTCTTTCATGTTATTAGCATGATAACCTATACTTTTATTATAAATAATATATTCCAAGTTATTTTTGTCTGTCTTAAAATGTCCTAAAACATCATCTTTACAAATCCAATCTGGGAATACTACAGGTTTACCCAAGGCCCATGCTTCGTATACAGTACTACCGGCATCAGCAATGACAACATCAGCATCAATTAACAATTGCATAGTGGGGTAATTCTTTTCTTTATTGTGTAACTTCGTCGTTGGATGCATACCGTCGACAAACTGATAATCTTTAGGTATTTGATTTACAAAACGACTAAACATAGGAAAACTAGACCGTCCCCGATGTTTATTATTGTATCCATGCGTAGGTAACCACGCCACAACTATTTTATTCGTGGAATTTTTCACATATTCACCGTTAAAAAGTGGATCTAATTTAGTATATCCAACTTGAAAAATTTCCCCTTTGTACCCTGTTTTTTTCATTCTGTTTTCCCAGGCTGGACCCGGACAAAAGGCGTATTTATAATCTTGAATATGAGGACCTATCCAATAATTTTTATCACCTATCCCGTGACTTATAAAAATATCTCTCGGTCCAACCGGGGTTTTACCTTGTTGATTAATTCGTAGACTTGAAAAAAACCTACAATTTAATCCCTTACCGCCTTTACCGGGAACCGGGCGGCTATAATAGGCCGTTTCTTCTTTTGGCAAATATTTAATTATCGGGTCCGCTAGTGCTTCAATAGCGTATTTATAGGCAAATCCAATATTTACGTCGTTATCATCGTAGGCAAAATTAAATTTACTACCCAAGTATAATTTATGTTTCTTAATATACTGAGCATTATTTAATTTTCCTACTCTTAAATTTGGATTACCTCGTATCATTTTAAAATCGAAATCCATAGGCCCAACATTTATTATTATTTCTTCGTAAGGTTTAAACGTCCATGGACCTATACAAATATTAAAGTGGGCTTTATTCATTACATTTACTAACATAATTTCACCACCTGACCATCTAAAAATTTTCCGTCTTCTACTAAGTCCATGATGAATGAAGCTAAGAACGAAGGCTTTAACATATTATCAAAATCGTCATCGGGGGCAATTTGATGCCTCATGTCCGAATCAAAAGCACCCGGACATAAACAAAAAACTTTTATTCCATATCCTTTTAATTCATGGGATAAGCTTAAACTTAAATTAATAACCGCGGCTTTACTAGCGGCATAAGCTGACCGTCCAGGCCTAGAGCCTAAACCAGCCGTTGAAGCAATATTAATAATTTTTCCAGGTAATTTATTTTTTATACATAATTCAGCATATAGCTTTGAATTATTAAAAACGCCATTCAGATTTACATTGATAACTTCTTGCCAATCCTGGACATTCATTTCTAATATAGATCCACCTTTATAAATTCCCGCATTATTTATCAACGCTTCGGGTAATTCCATTTCTTTATAAAAATTACTTAACGCCTCATAGTCGGTAACATCTATATCGTTCCACCTACAAATTGGATAATAAAAATAACCCCTTTTACTTGATTCTTTCGCTACTTCTTTACCTAGTCCCCTATTTGATCCTGTTATGACTATTGATTTCATTCTTGTTTTTCTCCTTGTAAATATTTATAAATAGCTTCAGCAATATAAACATCAAGAGGGGTAGTTATCTTAATATTTACATCTTCACCTTTTACAATTTTAGGGATTAACCCTAATTCATTAATAATTAAAGCGGCGTCATCTGTATAATCAAATTTTTCATTTACTCTAGCTTTGACATGTCCATGATTTAATAGTTGGGTATTATATTTTTGGGGCATTTGAACGGGTCCAATGGTATTCCTATTAAAACTATTTCCACAACAATCTATTACCGAAGCATACATTTGTGTTATTGGAGTTACAAATTCATTTTCGCAATCCAACACCTTTTTAATTAAATTTAAACTCATAAAGGGCCTAACTGCTTCACAAATCAATACTTCATCAGTGACAACTTCACTTAAACCAAGATAAGTGGAATTTTGACGAGTATCACCGCCTTGGCATATGATCACATGATCGATATTGTAGTTAAAACAAGCCTTCAATATTTTTTGTCGGTCTTCTTCAGGGCAAGGAATAATAATTTCCCCTATTTCTTTTATCCTTCTTAATGTTTCTAATCCGTGTATTAATAATGGTTTGCCATGCAAACTTAAAAATTGTTTAGGGTAACCGAGGTTGGCGCGTTTGCCAACCCCTGCACATAAATAAATTACGTCAATCATTTGACAAATACCTGAGTTACCATTTTAGTTGGACACGGAATGAAATATTTAGTTAATTCTTCTTTTATTAACATTAAGCCATCTTGCTCAAATATAGCCTTGTAATCTCTGTTTATTAGAGTATCCTCAATGATTATTATCTTATTTGCTATTTTCCTCATAATACTAAAAACATAATCTGCTTGTTGTGGGTGGATATGCATTAATACGGCACAAGTAAATATTAAATCAAAATTACCAAGGTCATCAATCACATTTTCAACCGGGCTATTTACTACTTTATAGTTATCATTTTTATAAAAGTTTTTGCCAAACTCTATGGCGTCCTCATTAATTTCTATACCAGTTAAATTTTTATATCCGGCACCTTCTAAATAGTTTAAATTACGGCCACAATTACATCCTATTTCTAATATTTTTGCATCATGTTTAATATCAAAATCTCTAAATTGTTTTAATATATACGCTGATCTATCTTCGTGTTTCGCGTACTCCTCAGGTTGATTGGTATTATCTGGATTTCTCCAAAAATCATGGCTTAATTCTTGAGTGTCAAGCCACCCATTTCTAGTATGATCAATTCCTAAATATTCTTTCATTTTGTAAAACCTCCTATAATTTCTCTTCCAAGACCCATTTTTCCATAGATCTTGTATAATTCAATTGTTTGTTTACTTGATATTTTATTAAACAAAACTTCTTCATGACATCTAGCAAAATGACATTCACGTCCCAAACTTTGCGTTTCTAAGTAATTAGTATCTTTATGTAAGGCATAAAATTCAGTTAAATAATTACCTAAAATAAATTCTTTTTCAAGGCCAACGGCTTTACATAGATTAATTAAACCATCTTTATTAAAATAATTAATATGATCCGGGGTAACTACCCAATATTGTTTTTCAACTTTTCGGATTCCCATTACATACTTTTGAAAAACTGAAAAGTCATTTGGCACCTTGATAATAATCTTTTTAGAACACACCTCGATGCATTTTTCTAAAAGTTTCCTAGGTTCTCGTACATGCTCAAGAACGTTATCAAGATTAATAATGTCAAACTTTTCTTTTATGTGTTCCAGGATATCAAAGATATTACCAATATCAATAAACTCTTTCATATCTGGATTATGTTTTAATAATCCTGCATCGCTGTAATCAATGCCTTTAACGTTATACCCTTTATCGTGGAAATATTTTAAAGCGAATCCTTCGCCGCAACCAACATCCAAAAAACTTGTGAATGATCCACATAACATGTGTTTTTGTTGTAATTTAGCCTTAAAAAAATCTAGTTCTAATTGGGTATACTCTTGTTTGTAAGAAGTACTTTTATTATTCTGATAATAATTAGAATAATATCGACTTAATTCTTCTTCACTGGGCATATTGGTTAATTCATAATAACCATATTGATTTAGTTTAACCATTTAAATTCCTATCCTTTCTTTGAATTTAAGTATCATAGAGTTGTAATTCAAAGGATGTAAAAATGGCTCTAAACCCTTTAAATATGCCTCTAGTTTTTCCTTGTCAAATTTAAAACTTCTAATTTCTTGAATGGCTCTCATTACATCCGGGTATGATCCGACAGAAAAACAACCCGGGAGATATTGATAATAAATATTACCAAACAATAAACAACATTTTCCTTTCAAAATGGCCTCCCATCCGGCGGTCCCTGTCACGGTAGCCACCGCAAAGGCTTTATCAATCAATGTATAATGATTAGTTTCCACTGGTATTAAATGAACATTCCTCATTTTTGTAAGCCTGTTATAATAAGCTATTGATCGATTTTTTGACATGTGAGGGTGTTCCTTGACGTAAATTGTGTAACCCGTGAAGCTAAGAATTTCAATCATTAACAATTGATCAACGAAGACTCCCCCTAATGGACATGTTGACGCCTCATATTGATAGTGGAGGGGAACATAAATAAAAGGCTTATTAATATCAAATTTTTTACAACATGCTTTGTAAAAATCAAATAAATCCTTGTATTTAATCCTTACATTCTTTTGAAATTCTACAACACGAGAAACATTGGGAATAGTAATAGGCTTATAACTTAAAGGCTTATTATATAAATATTCTTCAAATATACTCTTTAATCGGGGATATTTGAAATCACTATAAAGAGGTTCAAATCCCGTCATAGGATCTTTAATTGATTCAATAAAATAACCCCAATCAGGAAATAAAAAATAATTGGTAAATGTTTTAATCCCTTTAAACTTACACAGATTATAAATAACAAAATCATACCCCATATGAGGAACAAAAGCCGCCAAGAATACATCAATTTTATTTACTGCTAAATAATACGACCAATATCGCAGGCAAGCCAAATAATGAGATTTACGCGTGTCAAAGCTATCATTAGGCTTAATTGATTTAATACGTTCATACATTTTCATTACTTCGCTTTCGCAATCATGCATACCTTCAATGGTATACTGATCTAGCGGTGTGACTTTAGTCCAGTCTACAGTTCTAAAGAAATTAAAATTTTTCAATTTTTTGTGGGGATGTAAAGTCATATTTTTATTAATTTGCAAAAGTTTTTTTTTCATAGGTAATGTTAGCCTATCCCCAACTATACAAAATAATTTATGATCTTTTATGTTTTTCCCTGCTTCTGCAATAAATTTATGATCCCCTAAAATTAATATGTTCATTTTATCACCCTTACTATTTCAAAAGTTTCACAATAATTTTTTAATACTATACTACCATTTACACTCATTTTATCTTTTATAATTTGCCAACTTCGAGGGTGTGGATAACCCCTTAACTCGCTTTTATAACAATCCATGGCTAATATTTTTTGATCGATATCAATTTCAACAAACATTTGAGGCTTAAACGATGTAAACCCCCATTCGGTACTAGATAATATTTCAAAACTGTATATTTGCTTAACTAAATGAGAATTACAAGGCCTTGCCGCTGTTAATACGGCCTCAAATATAAGCCTATGATCTTTGTTTAAATCATGGTTACTATGTGTATAAATGATATCTGGTTTATACACTTTTATATATTGCTCAATACTTTGTATAATGTCCAAAATAGGCACGGTGTCAAATCGCTGATCCGGCAAATTTTCAAAAGTTAAATGATATCCAATAATCTTTGAAGCTAAGGACGCCTCAGTTTTTAAATCAACTTCACGGCCGCCCGTGGACATTATAAGAACTAATACTTTATCACCATTTTCAACATGTTTACTAAGTGTTCCACCGCATCCTAAAATTTCGTCATCGGGGTGGGCAACAATACATAATACGTTCAATAAATTTATCCTCCTTCACATCAATAAAATAGGCGTCGGCGTTTTCAGCGAATCTTCTATCGCTTTCTCTATCGCCGACATAACACACTTTATCTACTTTTAATACGTCTGACATTATTTGTAATGACGACGGATTAGGTTTATAAAATTTCGGATCATCTAAAATTATAATATGATCAAAATATTTATGAATACCTAAAATATCGATTTTATTATTTTGTATTTCCTTGTCACCGTTTGTTATCAATCCTACCTGGCAAGTTAAAATTTTAAATAACGGATTTACCCAAGGATACAAAGTCAATTTAGGTTTAATACCTCTATAAATAGAATTGCCGAATCTATGCATAACTTTATTAGGGTCAATGTTATAAAAATTTTTAAGCATCTCCACAGATATTTTTTTACAAATTTCTTCAAACCCTGCAAATACAAATTGTTTTGAATCATACAAGGTATCATCCAAATCAAATACTAACCCGACCATTCCGTTAAATACCTATACACTTTCTTTTTATCTTGGATATTATAATCTGATTTATAATAATTCCCGGTCCAAATATCTATTGAATCCTTTATAATATCAAACCCCGCCATAATACTAAATATAGCTGACCCCGCTAATCTAGGATTTATTTCTATAAGATAGATTTCATTATCCCTAACTATAACCTGAATATTGATAGGACCCTTGAATTTGATTTTACTTACAATATCTTTTGTAAAATCAATTAAATCCTGTCTCATGTCAATTTCCCCTTGAAGGGTAACATTTGTAAAACTTACTCGTTTCCGGGGTACACAAAATATAAATTCACCATTCAAGTTAACTAAACAATCAATAGTATACTCTATACCTTGAATAAATTTTTGGACTATGTATTTACCATTCAACATATATTGTCTAAAATCCGTTGTTAAAAAGGCCTCTTTGGACCCTCTCGAATAAATACCCCTAACAAATCCATACTTATCCATTACACTACTTAAAGCCGGTACTTGTATATCATGGGATATACAATATTGATATAAAAAATGTTTATTTATACATGTCATATTTGTTTCATGATCGCATTGAATTATTCTTGCGTCATTCATACATAAAAGTAATTCTTCATCGATAAAAGGAAAAAATAAATCATACTCAATATCATTGATATATCCAGGATGACAAGGGTCCACTTTGTAAAATTTATCACAAAAATGTTTACCTGGAATATCATTATTCATATCAATACCAATCACATAATGACCTAACTTTTGTAAGTGCTGTATATAGCTTATAGCTACACTTCCACCTACAGCACTAATCATTATTTTCATTGTAACCCTCCTTATTAAAACTAAAATACAACGAATTCCAATAATATCCACCGTAATATTTCCGGGCCGGTAAAATTGTTGTATAAGATGGTTCCATCTTTTTCCAAAAATCAATTGAATTATTGCATTCGTAGCATTCACCATATACATTTTCTAAATTTAATTCATCAAAAGCATAATCCAGGATTAATTTTAATGCCTCTCTTCCATAGCCTTTACCGGTTTGTATTACAAACATGGTTATTTCTCCAAGCCTATTTTCCCATTCAATATGTGAAATCCCGGTAGTTCCTACTAATTTCCCATCGGCATTAATCCCAAATATTCTATTATTAGAATTTCTATTAGATACAACATCATTATAATAATCGTGTTGCATTTCTTTAGTTAATAGAAATGGAGTTCGCCAACTTCCTTTTATTTTGTTTTTTTCTATTCTAATATACTCTAAATCCTGCTCATTTAAGACTTCGAGAGTAACGCCCATATTAAATCACCCCTGACTTTCCCAGATTTTATCATTTTTAAATTGTACAACTTTTGAAAATCATTTATAAAATCACCTTTAAAAAAGGCGTTTTCCCTTTCACGATATACCACCGTAAAAGGGTGTTTACTAATATGTTCTATGAGTAATATATATTTATTGCTATGCTCATATAAAACCTTGTAGGCCTCGTTTAAATCATCAGGGGATATATGAATGAGTAGGCCATATGTAAATACTAAATCAGCTTTAAGGTCCAATTTATCAAATATAGATTGATTCCAGGCTGTACATGATTTTTTTAGTTTATCATAAGCCTTTTTGTTTATTTCTACACCATAATATTTGGCTTTGGGATAACATTGTTTAACCGCAGGAATATTTAAGCCTATATTCGCCCCATATTCAAGTACACTGTTTATATTTAATTTCTTATCTAAAATAGTTCTGAATACCCCAATTTTATACTGAACATATCTTTCCCGGTCGTTATCATCAGTGTAATTATCCCCTAACTTGCCTTTCCATAATTCTTCTTGGTATCTCATTTCATTTTCTCCTTAAAAAATTAAATGCATCCTGGATTTTTTCAAAATCTTCTAAAGTATCCACGGACCACTTTTGATTATAAATATCATAAAAAGTAACTTCACCAAATTTAAATCTATCATGATCCCGCATATAAGGGCAAACATGTTCCCTATCCGACCCGGTAGCTTTGTCGTATGTCTTCATTAAAGTATCGAATGTAAACACTTCAACATCGAGGCCCGAACAAGTCCCAAAATTACCCCTATTCCAAGTATAATCATTTTTATTTACATTATGGGAGGCTATAGTTGTATCAATGATATCAGGATAAAAATACAAAAGAGGGCAATCACTTGTTATCCTTACAATATTTTTAGACTCATATTTACATGCAATATGATAAAACCGACTCAATACATCCTCAGATTTACATTCTATTTCTTCAACATCCTCAGATTTAAAATAATTTTTAATAGGCGTATTTTCGTATTCTTTAGCAATTCCGATAACGGCCTTATCGATATATAAACTTTTATTAGCCGCCCTTAAAACCCATTCCGTCATAGGAATGCCGTTAATTTCTGCTAAACATTTACCAGGAAATCTGGAAGACGTCATGCGGGCCGCAATTATACATAAAAAATTCATTTATAATTCGCCTCTCTTTTTTGAATTATGCTACATGCCATTTCTAGGCCATTATATAAACCTCGTTGATATTCTTTTTGATCTTCGGCCGCTTTGATTAATTCAGCATATCGTTTTTTAAATTCCTCAGTAATACTATTTTCAATTGTTTCTAAAAATCCACTTAAATCTAATTCTGCCATGTCTTAAACCTCCTTATTTCTTCCAATGTTTTACCAGGCTCACCATTGAAACAAATAGCTCTATCATCGATTGTTAAAAAGGCCGGAACTTTAACCGCGGTAAACCCATCAACCTTAATTTTATATTGGTTTAACCAGCCTTTCATTGCTTCGATTCCTTTTTCTTCACAACATCGAGTTGAAAAAATCAAAATAATATAATCTTGTTCTCTCAATTCGTTAATCATTTCTCGTATGCCATGGACTGGCTCATCAGGGATAATTTCAACCCCTTTCCACCCTGATTTATAACTATGAATTACCCCGTCAAAGTCAATCAATATTGTTTTCACTAAAAATCACCTCCTGTAATTGTTCGGGCGTCCTGGCAAAACTACCAGAATCAAGCCCGGTTGAATCCAATAATCTATAATGCCATTCAATCCTTTTCGGTTTATATTTTTTATATAATTGAAAATTATCGGTGTGATCACTGATATTCTCAAAATAATTAAATTTATTTTCGTAATCCTCAACACTAGCTGGATACTTACTTATACAATTAAATACTACCATGTTAGGCCTTGGATTCATAAAGATACCTGATACATACACCTTAAATTTAGGGGGTATTAAATCAATTAAAAAATACCTGGTATCGTTATTTGATATTTTTACAAATGGGATATCAAAACTAAGTAAATATCTTAATGATTCAATATCATTAACCGAACTAGTCACTTCATAACCTAGTTGGCACCCGTAATTATACGCATAGTTGAACGAATTAGGATTTAATGGGGTATTAATCCCATCGTCTCTAAAAAGTTGCCATTTAACGATTATCTTATGCTTTCCATTATCAACTTTTTTCAATTCATCATACATTTTTTTAATGTATTTTAAATCGTTTTTACATGTGTTTCCAGAGCCAAAATCTAATATTATTTCAGACATTGTTTTATCTCCCTTATAATGTATTCTTGTTCATTCTCAGATAGCCCCGGATATAAAGGAATACTAAGAATTTTATCTTTTAATTTTTCGGTATTCTCAAAATTACCCTTTAAATCTTTATAATAGTGTAAATCATAGATAGGTTTGTAATGTACTTGACACCCTATTCCCTTGTATTTTAAATATCCCATTACAACATCACGGTTATCAACCTTGATTACATATAAATGATATGTATGTTGCCGTTTATGTTCGATTGTTTCAAAATGTTCATCATATTTCTTAGCAATCTTCGATCTTTCATTTAATTTCTGCTTAATCCTGTTTAATTGAGATATTCCTAAAGCCGCTTGAATATCATTCATTCGATAGTTATATCCAAGACTCACCGTGTCGATACTGACACGTCCGTGATTTCTAAATGATTTTATCATTAAATTAAATATATAGTGATCTGTAAGACATGCCCCACCTTCGCCGGTTGTGATATGCTTAACTGGATGAAAACTAAAACATGTTATATCAGCCCTCGGGTCTACTTGCATACTATGACAAGCATCCGAGATTAAATATAGATTATGTAAGCCGCATATATCCTTTATTCGTGGATAATTACAAGCTTGCCCGGCATAATCGACACAAATTACCGCTTTAGTTTTAGGGGTAATTAAATTCTCAATTTTTTCTGGATCAATACATAGACTGTCATCGACATCACATAGAACAACTGTTCCATGCATATATCTTATACAATTTGCAGTAGCTACAAAGGTCATTGTAGGGATGATCACCTCATCACCGGGTTTTAAATTAATTGCGAACATAGCCGCGTGTAACGCCGCCGTTCCTGAGCTTAACACCCTGCAAAAATTAGAACCCGAATAATTACATAAAGCGTCTTCAAACTCTTCAATCTTAGGGCCTGTAGTTAAATAATCATCTTTTAATACTTGCCCAATTGCTCTTACATCATCATCGTTTATTTCTTGTCGGCTATAAGATATCATTTAATAAACCTCTCATTTCTTCGACTGTTAACCATTTATCATTAGTATCAGAGGTATAATCAAAGTTTTCTATTTCTTCACAATCATAGTCATAAGGACCTTTGTTATTCCAGTGATAGTTATTCTCAATAATATAAAAATTCTCAGCTTCCATTAAAATTCGATCATCCTTGGCAATCAACATTTCATGGATTTTCTCGCCAGGCCTTACCCCAATAACTTTTATCAGAGCATCAGGGGCGATACACTCGGCCAAATCCGTGATTTTCATTGACGGCATCTTTGGGACAAATATTTCCCCACCTTGCATGATACCCAAAGAATTTAATACAAATTCAACGGCATTTTTTAAACTAATCCAAAACCTTGTCATTTCAGGATTTGTTATCGAAATAGTACCGACACGCTTTTGTTTTTTAAAGGTTTGCACTACAGACCCACGAGAACCAATGACATTACCATATCTACATATCGAAAATTTAATATCTTTATCCCCAACATAGGCATTCCCACCTATAATTAATTTTTCCATGCAAAGTTTAGACGCACCATATAAATTCATAGGATTCACGGCCTTATCCGTAGATAATGCAATTACTTTTTTTACATTGTTATATAATGCCGCCTGAATTACATTTTGACTTCCTAAAACATTTGTTTTGATAGCCTCGAACGGGTTATACTCGCAAGACGGAACATGTTTTAAAGCCGCAGTATGAATTATATAGTCAATTCCATCCGTAGCCATTTTAAGACGTTCTAAATCCCTCACATCACCAACAAAAAATTGAAGTTCGGAAGAATCTTTTTTAAATTTATTATTCATTATATATTGCTTATATTCATCCCTGGAATAAATATATACTTTTTTTGGGTCGTATTTTTCAAAGATTTGATTTGTAATTTCTTGGCCAAATGACCCAGTCCCGCCAACAATTAACCATTTTTTATTTAGCATTGTAACCTCCGTATTTAATAACTTTATAACAATATAACATAAAAACATATTAAAAAAAACCTCATTTTCATTAATGAGGTTTTGACATTTAAATTTAATTTATTATTTGTGCTTCAATTTAAATACACCAAAGCCCGCCCCGATAATAACTACGATTAAACCTAAAATCGGCAATGTCATATTATTAGATTCTCCAGTTTTTGGAAGTGTATCACTATTATTATTAGTTGGTTGATCCGTTGGAGTATCGGTTATCGACGGGCTTATACTATCGGTTGGAATCGGTGTATAACAATTAGCAAATATAATATTATAGCTTCCCATTGATAATGTTAAACAGATTATTATAGTTAAAACTATTATTTTTTTCATCAATTTACTCCTTCTCTTGCATATTTACGAGGTAAATATGCATTATTTGATAAATGCTCTCTTTGTCTAGTTTGCCATTCTTTGACTTTCTTATCGGCCTTTTTCTGACTAACTTCATCCAAGGAGAACATTGATTCCCTTTTATATTTTCTAATTTGCCTTTCGATATACCTTTGTTGTTGCATCGCTTTATAAGCTATTTTCTGAGCTTCCTCATATCCGTATTTATTAACTAATGCCGCTTCGCCAGGGTCCAAAGGTGCAATGACTTGCTCTGTTAAACCCTCGAAAAATGGGGATATGTCGTGTTTACAATTAGGATGGAACAATCCTTGCATTTCAGCATCCCATATTGAAGCATATGTATTAGACATTCCATCTAAACTTAATACAACGCCCTCATATGGGGTGCATAAGTTACATGCTCTAAAATGCGCACTAACTACCCCTAAATTCCATCCTTTTTCACAATACCGATTTATTGATGCCTGTAAAGAACACCTTTGTATTAACGTCCTGGCAAGCATTTCAGTATAAGTATCTAGGCTGTATTTAGCCCCGTTTTTATATGTAATACATTGTAGACCTCGATCGGCGTAATTATTCATTAATCTTTGACTTATCAATCGACGAGTTACTACATCACTTTCTCGAAATGATACACTCCCAACTTCAATCGACGCCTGTCTAAATACATCATCGGCCGCCCGTAATATCTGCAATGTCGGTTTTTTTAAACTCTCCATAGCCGCGGCCCTGAAGACTTCGTAAAACTTTGTTTGATTAGGATAATCTTTGAATTTATCTACAATTTTCTCTGGCAACATTGGTATTTTATCAGGCTTTTTATGTACCAAAAAAGTACCGTTTTTTATAGAACCTGTCCCACCTTTGGGAACACGGTTTAAACCTGATATATATGCCTCGGTTAAATCATTGTCAATCCATTTTTGCCCACCGATTGCAAAGCCCATAGCGGCTTTTCTTGCTACCATGTCATACTTTTTTTTATTCAGATTTGATTTTAATTGTGAAGCTAAAGTATTTCCAATAGCAAATACAACACTCTCAGCCTCGTATATTAAATCATCCTGCATTTTCGATTATCTCCCACATTCTAGTTTTTGTAACGCCCATCCAGGCGTTACCTTCTTTTATGTATTGACCGGCTTTATACAAAGCATTAACATCAGCTTTTATTTTACCTTCAATCATATAATTTATGCCTTTAATATATGCCCTGATACATTCACAAAGTAAATTATGTATTTTAATATATTTTCTAGGTATATTAATACAATCCATATTTTTTAATTCAGGCTTTAAAACATCTATTAATTTGTCAGGTTTAGCGTTTAAATCCAGCGATACCCTTTCAACTTCTTTTAATGCCGACCTTATCCCATGAGTAACTAGGTCATTTATAAATAGCCTGTATTTATATTCCTCGTTTGTTTCCTTTGGTAATTTCATATCATCATTCATTTGCGCTCAACTCCTTAATTTTTTTAGGATTTATTCCTATATAAGTTAAAACATTATTTGTTGATGAATGATTTAATAATCTAGCTGTTTTTTTAATATCACCATCATAATTTATATTAGCATATGTTTTTCTTAATGTATGAGTTCCTATGTTTTCTTTTAAATTCAATGCTATTTGTACATCTTTCATTATCCTATATGTTTGTTGCCTTGAAATATATGAAACTATATGTTTTTTCCTTGATGGGAATAAATAATCATCATCATTCATATTTTTAATATATTCATTAATTTGATTTTTAATTGTATTTTTTATAATAATAGGTTTATTATTTTTATGTTCAATCAACATTATGATATCTTTATTTATATCTTTTACTTTTAAAGATCGAATATCACTATCTCTCAAACCAAATGAATAACCTAAAATCCAATAAAATGCATTTCTTTTATTTTTATTTTTTAAATATGTATAAATTCTATCTATACTCTCATAACTACTAATTCCATCCACATATTTCATAACAATACCTCATAATTCTTTACAATTTTATAAAACGTTGTTTTCTTTACATTTAATTGTTTCATAAATTCTATGGCTGTAATTTTATTTTGTTTCCAGAGATAAAAATTCATATTAAATATTTCTTTAGAATAATCAATTGGTTTTCGACCTTTATATTTTCCCTGCTCCTTTGCTTTCCTTATACCTTCTCTTTGAGAAGTATTTGCGTCTAACACCATATTAATTAAAGGATGCCTTAAACGTATTGAACTTCTTATTGTCATTTTTTCCAACATAAGTGCCATTTCCTCATTTAAACCATCAATTAATATTTTTTGTTTAACAAAATTATCTTCAATTATTTCTAAAAATAATTTACTCCTACCGTTTATACTTTTATATCTATCGCCTGTTCCTTTTCCAATATAAAATATTTGTTCTGTATCACCATAATACCAACAGTAAACATAAAATTTATCATCTTTCATATTGCGTCCTCCAATTGTTTGAATTCTATATTACGATATAGTCAAATTATAAACTATGTTTCCGCATTAAACGTATTATTAAACGTTTCTCCTCCCACTCCGCTCTCATCTAATATTTTTATCACTTCTTCATTTATTGCCTTTTCGTCCCAATCGGGGTGTAAAAGCTTAACCTTTGTAAGTGTAGAAATAGCTTTAGCCTGTTCTAGATTTCTCACTGTTTCGCTCTGTTCCTTCGCATCTACAGCGATACTATCTTCCATTTCCACAGTTACAATTTCAGGATCATAAAAAATAGTGTTTACACTATTATCTAATTGTTGCATTTGTAATAATAGGTCCATTATTACAGGTTGCCAATATCTAGATTTCTTTTCCCTAGTCAACCATGATTTCCTTTCTCTTATTCTTAATGCCGTTCCTGATTCAGCACGACCACCTTCATCAAAGCCAAAAGTACTAAGACTATAACCGGCCATGCTTATTATCTGTTTACACATGTAGTTACAAGAAGCCATATGTTCATCGACACGCATTTCAAACTGAACTATGTCAATGGGTTTCGTATTCGATCCGGCCATTCTATAAGACCCTAAATTTAATTTCAAAAAACACTTTTGAAATTTAGAAAATGAATTTAATATACTTTTTTCGGCCCCAAATGCCGTCGTTTCTTCTCGTTGTAATATTTCTTCATCAACAAATATTTGACCCATGCCTAACTCTATATCTCGAATCCATGAAGTCCAGGCAAAATCAAGGGAATCCATTAGACTTATACATCCCTGATAATCGTTTATTCCCAACGAAGACCCAGGCACTAATTTATTAGGCCTCATGTTAGGAATGTAAACGACCCCTAGGCCGTTAACTTTTGTGTGAATGGTATCTTGTAAATTCAGGCTTGCTGTTTCATCAATTGAGTTTAAATCCACGACATGACCCAATTTACCCTCAGAACCTCTATATAATCGATATTCAACCATGTACCCGTCGCCCGTCGATGTCCTTTTTCGATTTTCAAACAAGCGGTATATATTAGATTTATCGGTTTTAACTTCACGATAAAATAAAATTTCCCATAGTCTACCTCTTAAAAACGTTGGAAATGCATTATTAGGGGTAATTACACTCAATAGAGGAAGCTCAGAAAGTCGCTTATCAACATCAAGTTTTAAAAATGCTCCTGATAAAGACGCGGTTAATTCAGCGGTTTCTAATAATATATTTAAAAATCCGTTTTCTGTCATAAATGCGTCAATTCGCTCCCCGGCTTTATTATCCTTTTCATAACCAAATCTAGGTGACTCACTAAATAATAAATTACTACTCATACCGGCTATATCACCCGCGATTGGGAAATGGATTGCGTCGGCTCTTTCCTGGATGTCCAATTTAGCCCAAAACATATTTGATTCAATATTAAGGTTAGACAATTTACAGGAATAATATTTTAATAATTCGTCAGAATCCCCCGAATACCACGAAGCCCATTCAGCATATTTATCATACCAATACGCCCATTCTTCAGGTGGAAAGGTGCTACCTTCACTAAAAAACATTTTTATTCCTCCTTTAATAAATATTCGAGTAACCATTTATTATCCCTTAGAATCCAAAACAAAGCCGATTCTATTGTTGATATTTTATTATGTTCGAGATCTAATTCAAATTGATAATTAATACACTCTATTATTTCATGTAATAATGTTTTTTGTTCTACTTCTAATTTTAAATCATTATCGAGTTTAATAATACTATCATTTCCGCAAAAGGTCCCAAGGAAAGTGTAATCCCTTGCATAATTTTTAACTTTCTCGATTTTACAATTCATTCCACAAATTCGTAATTCATTTTCCATCATTTCACCGCTTTCAATAATGCCAATATTCTCCATCTTGACGCCGCCCATGCGATAATACTATCGGGGTAATGATCATCTATTTTATCAATTATTCCTTGATCGGCGTTTTTGTAATGATATTTTTTCATTTTATCCTGAAGGATTTTATCTTTAATATTTATTAAATCATTTTCAAGGTAAAACCTAACCACATCTATTCCCGTGTCTTTCCATTTACTAAAGGCTATAGGCATTACTACAGTTGGAACCCGTTTATTTTTTAATATAGATTTTAAGGTAATATATGAATCTTTTGGATTGCTATCACAATAAATAACTTGTATCTTTCTTTCAATGCATATCTCGGCAATATCTTTGCACCGCTCATTTAATTCTCTATATTCCCACGGGTACGCTTCAGGAACATTTATACTTTCTTTATCATCTTGAATAATACTTAAAACTGTGCAAGTATGGCCCCAATCCAATCCGGCCTCAACTGGTATTTTAGGATTAAATTCTATTTTCATTCCTCGTCTATAAGCTTTGTCTACAGTTTCAAAATCCCATATAGAATCCCCGATTTGAGGTCTTTTCAATAAATATTCTGCATCCCACATGGCTTTAGTCAATTGGCGTTTTCTTCTTCTTAATTCCTCTACACTCCAAAAGCCAAAAGGTTGTTTGATATCTTCCACACACCATTGATATAACCTTGCCCCTTTTTCGTGTCTTTCGTCGATTACTTTAGTCATAAGCCCGAAAGCGTGATGTAAAGTCGATGATATCAATATATTGTCTCGAATCCCATGATTTTCCTTGGGCTGACCTAAAGCCGCATCATAGATTTTTTCGTCCATTTCGTCAAGTTCATCAAGGCGCAACTTTTGAGGATGAGGGCCACGCACAGACTTAGCCGACGCCGCCAAAGCCGTTACCCAAGACCCATTTGTTAATTTATAACCTCTACCCGCTACATTTCCATTAGCTAACATATAATTTGGAACACCCGGTAAATTCCACAAATAATCAAGATATCCGACGGCTTTTGTGGATTGTTCCAAACTACCCCCTAAAATGGTTATGCCGCATTGAGGCTTAAATAGACTTTCCAAATATGACAAGCCGCTTAATGTATAGGTTTTACCTGATCCCCTCATTGCATACCAAATGGAAGAATCAACTTCCTCTGCGTAAGTATCCCATATAGCATCCAAAATGGAATCGTGATCATTACAACAATTGGGATAAGGAAATCGCATATTTAACACAATTGCACAATATAAATGTAAATGCTCTTTAGTTTTAGGGGCTATTGTCTCGAAAGTATCGCCGACATCCACGACATTCAATAACTTACACTGGCTCATTCTCTTGCTTCGCCGCCTCTAATGCTTCCTCATTTAGTACCTGGAAAGCCTTTTTAATTTTTTCGTCGCTAAATTCTCTTTTTAACCCGTCAATGACCTCATTAACAAATTCTTTATCTAATCGTCTAAAATTATTAGGGTCCAAATTACATAAAGCATAAATTAGTAAACTCGGTTGGCTCCTAGCATACTTTTTAGTTATCTTCTTTTTAGTGCCAAGATAACTTTCTTCATAGGTTACTTCGTCATATTCAAAGCCCATTGCTTCTTTCCAAAGGCTTTTTTTGAGTTTATTTACCAATTTTGTTTTAGAATGGCTTAATGCGTCCGCAAAGTCAGAATATCTATTTTGATATTCGTACATTGTAGTTCTACTGATATTTAATTTTAAAGCTATATCATCAATTGATATACCTTGCTCACGCCACGCAATGATTTCATCGCGCATAAACTTTATTCGTTTTTCATATTCGGACGGTCTTCCCATTTTTACTCATCCTTTTTAAATTTATTGTATCTATTGATTATAACATCACAATAAGCCGGATCTAACTCCATAATATAGCATTTCCTATTAAGTTGTTCACAAGCAATTAATGTAGAACCTGAACCACCAAATAAATCTAATACTATTCCGTTTTCTTTTGAAGATATTTGTATTCTATTACTAATTAAATCTAAAGGTTTCATTGTTGGATGTAAATCGCCTTCACCTTCTCGACCCTCTTCTTTTTTCGATATATAATATTTTTTATATATATCAGTAGGTTTTAGAGAGTTATTCCAAATTCTTTTTTTACTATCTGCAAAATATAAAATATATTCAATGTCGGGTAAAAAGGTATTGTTACTCCATGGCGTGGGATTTGATTTGCACCAAACTAATATATTAAAATTAAATTCATCAAATATTTTCAAATAATCTTTTATCCCATTCTTAGATGTACATATATAAAACGTACCTATATCTAAATTAACAAAATGGGATAACTTATTTACATCAAATTCAATGATGTCATTAGTTCTTTTTTTCATATTCTTAGTTGATTCTTTAAAACAACCTAAACCACCCATTTGCATATCGTAAGGCGGATCGGTAAACATCATATCTATTTTATTATTATTTATTAATTGATTTATTTGATTTATATCAAAACTATTTCCACACATTAAAACATGATTACCAAGTAAAATAATATCACCAAGTTTTGTTTTTATATTTTTTCTATCAACAACACCATCGAAATTATCGTCTTTTACTTTGACTTCATTAAATTTATTGGTTAATTGTTCAAATTCTTTAGAATCAAACCCAGTCAAGAAAAAATCATTCTCAAAATTTAATTTCAAATCTTCAAGGATAGTATTTAATTTTTCTTCATCCCAGGTCCCTTGAATTTTATTTAAGGCTATATTTAAAGCCTTTTCTTCTTTTTTATTTAATTCAAGTTGAACTACATCTATTTCAGTATAACCCAAATCCTTTAAAATTTGGACTCTTTGATTACCGCCAATTATTGTAAAATCCTTGTTTACAATAACCAAATCTACATATCCAAATTTTTCAATAGAAGCCTTAATTTTTTTATACTCTGAATCTTCAGGTGTTAGTTTTTTCCTGGGATTATACCCAGGAAATATTAATTTATCTATATTTACTTTTACGATTTTCATATTATACCTAATCCTCCGTCAATCTATTTAAAAATTTTATTGCAATTATATTGCATTCTTCGGCATTCAGTTGTGTATTGTCCATGATTAGCATGGCTAAATTACTTTGCCAACCATAATAAATACTACCCCCGGAATGATCTTTTTTTAATTCATTCCTAATTACTTTCATAGCTTCTTGATAAGTTATATCTTTTTTATTTAATTGATTCAAAGCGTATTTAGTGGCTTGTATGTCTGATTCTTTATCTCTATCACAATCTCTTACCGCTAAAAAAATACATTTTTGTCTTTCAAGAAGCATTACTTCTTCTTTAGTAAGTTCTAATTTTTCTAATTGTTTTTTATCCATGTTAATCCTTTGCTTGCTTTATTAATAAGATTAATCCCCATATATTCAGGCCTCTATTTGCTAATACCTCAAATTCAGGAATCCATACCTTATTTGCATAATTTGAAACGCTTTGTAATACCTTTATAGCTCTTTCTTTCTCAGAACTTATATAATTATAAGTAATACCGAAAAATTCATAAATAGTTTTGGCCATGGTTAAAGCTAATAACTCAATTTTATTAAAATAATCTACGACATCCCTTTCGTTATCATGGAACATAATCTCGATAAGCGAAGCCGGGGCGACAGTTTCTCTTAATTCTGCTAATCCTATGTCATATAATACGCTGTCAGGCATACAACCGCGGTCGGCACTAATAGTAATAGGGGCTATTGCGTTATACATCATTTGTGCGAATCTTCGCCCTTCTCCTACGTCTTCATGATAATAATAAATCTCGGTTCCTGCTCCACCACCAGCATTACTATGTATAGCAAAGTGAAAATCTGGATTTTTAGCGTTTGAATCCTCAATTATTTGAGCTAGTGACATATTCGGGTTATTCCGATAAATCGTAATACCTCCCTTGCCTTGATTCATATACCAAATAAGTTTATCGCAAAACTCATTCATTCGTCTTTCTTCATCCCCATAATTAAGGACCCCCGTGTTATTTTCTTGTGCGCTTGGACTTAAATAAATTGATTTACCCATTTTTTATTATCCCTTCCTTTCTTAAACTTCTTAAAATAACTTCTTTGATCGAAATATCCCTTTTTACACAATAATTTTTTAGTTGTCTGTGTTCCTCTTTATCCATAATAAAATTTACTGATTTTTCATTTAATTTCACAGTTCTTCACCACCGTCATTAAGGAATAACCATCAACTAGGCCAATTATAGTTACATTTTGGCCTTTTTGCAATGTTGCTAATTTATCCTTTTGATTGGGTTTAAAAAAACATAACACATGATTGTAGTCCTGACCTTCAATAGTTATGCTTTGACTTCCTAACATATCCGAAATATCATAGACATTTCCTGTTAGCTCTATCATTCGACCTTTGTATAATTTATCGGCGTTGATCTCATTAGCCTTATAAGTATTTGCTAAATCAATTGCAGTAATCTTTAATATTTCAGGTATCGGGGTACTTGTTGGGACAGGGGTTGTTGATGGTGTAGTATCACACATAGTCAATACAAAAATCAATACAAAAATAATCCCCATCACAATAAATAATTTTTTTAACATTAATTTAATTCTCCCTTCTTTATTTATTTAATTATATAATGTAAATAAGGATGGTGTCAAAAAATGATAGAAAAAATTTATTTAAAACAAATAGGAATCGAGGCCTTACAAGCCTACTTAAAAAACAATGATATTCAAGGGATTTTGGCGGTTGTACATGATAATAGCGATTTATTTTGGATATTTAAAGCCTTTAGTATTATATTAAAAAAAGTAGATCTAAATATACATGATGAAAATTTATATGATTTAATTAAAGACGTCTTGAATAAAAATGATGAAATGATATAATTAAATCAGTGCATATTAACGTTATATTTAAAAGAATTACTACAGAAATAAAAAAGCCTCTCCCCCCTAAAAAAAAGGATTGGCTTTTTTATTATGCCTCTTTAATCGTCGTATAAAAAGAATAATCTAGTTATATCTTCGGGCTTATGTCCATCCCACTCCGGCGCATTGGGTAATTCTTTAATATGATTAAAAAGTTCCCAATATTTTATTTCACAATGGTATGTATAATCACCGACCGCCGTCGTTATACCGGCTATAAAATAATCTTTAAACATGGACCCATCGGCGTGCAACTTTGACCGCCAGGCCATTTTTTTATTTTGTCTGCATATTATGGAAAACAAAATAGTTCTATGATAATATAATTCTTCAAATGTATGATAACCGTCATAACCGTCGCTTTGATTCATTCGATCAACCCTTTCTTTTTTTTATTTATATATTCTTCTCTTTCTATGCGGACCGTCTCCAACATGTTTTTAATTACTCTTTCAAAATCAGTTTTGTAAGTTATATCGTGGATACACATTGTTTGATGTCCATCGAATTTAAATTCTTTTATGACAATTATTTGTTTTTCGTTAAATATGATTTTTTCGTCATATTTTAATAAACTGATGATCTCGTAAAACTTCGACACCCTATTATCCTGTTCAATTTATCCCGAATCATATCGCCGGGATAAATGACATCCTTCCTTCCCTTTAATTTACCGGCACACATGGCCGATACAATATAAATAATACCTTCTTTAAACTCAGGAAATACCCCGACTTCAATTGAGTCATTTGTTGTTTTAATTATAGTTACATCGCTATAATTCTTATCAACTATGGTAAATTCACCATATTGACAAAATTGTTTCTCGTTTCCTTTTACTATTTCTTCGCACCGGGCGATAAACCCGGAGGGCTCAATAACAATATCCCCTAAAATGATATCATGCGAGGTATAATTGACAATTTGTACTGGGTTAACAATTCTATTAATTATATCTAATGAATAAGGGGTATCATTGTAATCATTAAATTCATAACATCTTATTCCGTCGATGCAATAACCATAACGGTCCATACCATTTACAAGTATAACAATGTCGTCTTTTGTAGGTATTCCCTGGTTTTGATATGAAAAAACTTCGCTAGGATATATTGTAATATCTTTTCTTAATTTAAATTTTTCTTTTAATTCCTTAAATTCTGTTTGCAATGGCACAACTGACCCGTCAATATGATATGAATCATACCATTGCATCCATTCATCCGTGTTTAACTCTGGCTTTTTTGGGTCCTTTTCCATAATATCATTAATTTCACTCGTTTTACTTACAATAATTAAGTATCTCATTAGTTTCACTCCTTTATATATTAAAAAAGGGTTTAAAAACCCTTTTTATTAAAATGGTAAATCTTCTTCCTCCTCTGGCTCTTCTGTAAAATCATCAGCGGCATTAAAGCCGGTTTGAACTTTTAAAGTAGATTTTCCTAATACCTGAACACCTTGTAAAAAACAAGTTAATCCTTTTCCATCATTGTCATATGCTCCGATTTGAAACGAAACCTTGCCATAATTACCAACGATATCGTCGTCTGATCCTGTCCATGGTTGTTTTAAACCATCAACCACGGTAATATCAAATTGTGTTCCTATTTTTATAAAATAGTTTCCTTTGTACATTTCAACTTGACGACCTTTTTCGTATAGAATTTCGGTGTATTCATCACCGTCAACCAGCGGATAATGATCCTTTCTGCAAAGTTTATTTTCTTTCCATAACTTGTCAAGAACCTCTTTTAATTTTTTTGCTTCATTAGAATTTTTAGGGAACATAGCCGTTACGCTATATGTTAATTTGTTTTTGTAATTTTGTTTTTCTTCGAGATGTGGATAAATTAACCAAACTTTTCCAGTTACATATTTGACTTTTTCGCTTTTTGCCATTATAAATCAATCCTTTCAATTTTTCAGTTTAATTTTTTGTTACTATATAAACTATACCATATCTATTTTCAAATGTAAATAGATATGGTATAATAAAAATAAAAATATTTTTAGGATGTGATTTTATGAATTTTAACAAAGAAATAAAGCCAAAAACCCATACAAATATAGGCCTGTATTTACCTATTGAAACCGTCGAACACCTTAGAAAACTGAGTAAACAACAAAAAAAATCAATGAATAAAATAGTAGAAGAGTTAATAAAAAAAGAAAGCCTCTAAGCTTTCTTTTTTTATTAAATATGATTGTGCAATTTGCCTTGTTTGTGTTTAACTACATTCTAACATTTTTATTACTTTAAAGGAATACCCTATTTTTTCTATTTCTTCCCTGGAAAGAATTACCCCTTCTTGCGACCTAGCATGTAATTTAAAACATAGTGCATATTGTCCGGGGGTTTGTTTAAATTCTTCGCGGTTTACTGGTACTTCTACACCTAATAATTCCGTTAATACCTGGCTTGTGCTTTCATGCCCTACATAAGATATAGTGTTATTTGGACCAATCATTCGTAAAGCCTTTTCTAAACTCACACTCCACATTTCAAAAGACCCATCCGCGGTTAAAATTGTAGTGTTAAGTATTGCTAATTTTTTCATCATATATTTTCTCCTTTACTATATAAGTTCGATCATTCTTTTTCTCAATAAGATTTCGCTTTACCAACTCAGGTATTAAATTTCTATATTCAAATCTGGTTATTTTTAATTCTTCCATTATTTTACCTGATTTTAAATTATCTCCAACCGATAATTTACTAAGATAATTTTCAAATTTTTTTAAATTAGGATTTTCTAATAATAATAATTTTGGTTTTTCCAAGTTAGGTTTTTGGTTTTTTGGCTTTTCTCCTAACTTTTTTGGTTCTTCTAAATTAAATCCTAACTCATTATATTTGGTTTCAATGAATAACTTTGGTTTATAAGTTAGGATTGCAAAAATCATTGAAGTTATAGTAATTTGGTGGTGCTTTTCTTTAATCCCAAACATAATATCAAATCCAATTAATGGCGATTTGATCGCCAAAATATCAAGGATAATACACACAGACCATATAAAAATAACATTAACCGAAATATCCAAAATCCAATCATAAAAAGGTAATATTTTTAAGCCTGGAATAACCCTATATATTTCTGATAAAGCCTTTTCATGCTCTAAAACAGTCTGAGCATTATTTGTAAAAAAGGTCATTGTAGATATTATTGATACAAACATGAGTATATTAGCAAGTCTATTGATTAACACATAATGCTGAGGGGCTTCTCTGGCTATGTAATTTTTAGTCATAGATAAAAAGAAAACTGAAATTTGGATTATTACAAAAATCCCTATCATTATAATCCTTATATAATCAGTAAAACTCATAACTATTGGCACTAAGGTGGCGTATGTCGAAAACACCGCCGAAAAAATCCCAAGTAGAATTAAAAATAATCCAACCATTATTTTAAATAATTTTTTCATCCTATCTTTTCGCCTCCTTACTTTTTATATAATCATCCATTAGTTTTTTAATTACATTACTCATGGATCTACCATCGCAAGCCTTTATGAATTCCTGTTTAAAATCCTTACTTACTAAAATCCTTATTTGATCATTCATATTTTTTATCACTCCTTTATAATATTATACAATACATTGCAATGTATTACAAGCCTGTCTTTAAATAGTCTTCAATTTTACTCTTCTGCACTTGCAGAAGTTTAGCTCTTTTAAACCCTGGTACTAAATAGCCTCTCTCAATGGCTAATTTACGCACTCTTTGGGCTTTATCTTCAGAGGATAAACCAAGATCATTCCAGACTTCTTTGTCAGTTTTATAATATTGGCCATCTTCGTTGTTTTCTAAAACATATCGTAAGTAAAACGGTAAAATTTGATTTACGGATAATACCGCAAGGTTTACATTGCAAACCTGTTTTTCATATATATTTTTATTTTGCGTTTTTTGGAAGAAAAAACGCCCTGACCCTGTTCCCACCCAGGGTTTAGGAAATATTTTCACTTCCGCATTCGGTAATTTCTGCATTTTCTTTTTCTTCCACAACAATTCCAACATCCCCGTAAACCTCCTTTAAATTTTGATATGTTAAATCTTGTAAATCGTCGGTAACCCTTGCATTTTGCAGTCTCAACACTTGATTTTTATTGTCCAATACAATGTATTCACCAACAAAAAGGTTATGTTCTTCTTCGGCAATCTCTTGTAAATTCTCGAATATCATTTGACATTGCCTCAATTCCCTTAATTTCATTCCTATTCTTGTCATAGCCGCGCGCCGCCATGATATACTATAATTTTCTTTTGTAACTTGTTGCATAGTATGTAATTGCCACATACCAGCATTACGACCCCTTGCGCAGAGGTTATCAACTATCGCCTCGATTTCCAAAAATACATTTGGCAATCTCTTTTTTACTAATTCAAACAAGGCATTAGCTTCATCGATTACGATTAGCATGTATGGTATTTTTTCAACATGCAATCTATTATATCCATCAATGTCCTTTACGCCACAATCAGAAAAAAGTCGTTGTCTATTATGATATTCCTTTTCTATTTCAATAAATCCTTGTAAAATCAATTGAATAGCTTCATTCAAATTATCACCATCATTGATACTAAATACTTTGCAATTTGAGAATTTCCCATATGCACTAGGTAACTCGGACCCTTTCAGGTCGAACATGTAAAAACAAATATCATCATTCCAGAACATTAATGTATATAATATCCCATGTAACACGCTTGACTTACCACACCCAGTCATACCCGCACAGATCATATGCCCGATGTGCTTATAGTCGTAAATAACAGGTTTCCCAGTTTCTTTATTAATTCCAATTATAAATGGAATCATCATATCTTTAGGCCTTGGCGTATCCATAATCACATCATCAATAAAATAATTCTTGATGATAATATGTTTATGGGTAAACACTGCTTTTTCTTCATCAAATTCAATACTCAATGTATTTTTTTTACATCCAAGTTTATGTTCGATATCCTTTAACAATCTAATCAATCTTTTCTTTCCTATAGTTGTTATAAACTCGAATTTGTCGCTAACTTCTCCATGAAGTGTTGTTACATACAATGGTTTTGTATCTCCATAACTTTTTAAAATCAAGTGAAGTCTATCACTAGAAATTTTTTCTTTATGTCGGTAATCATTATAAACACCCATTTCATGTTTTATATGAAACTTATATTTATACTTTAAATCCTGTGTTATACTTATAATAGTTGCATTTGTTACTAACTCCAGTTGACTTTTATCATTTTCGTTTAATGGGATCTTTGAGTTAAGAGCCAAGATCCCATTAACATTATCAATAATTTTTACATCATCATCCTTATAGTACCTTTTTAATCGGTTTTCCATAGCTAACATTTTTCCATAATGCCATCCAAAAAATCTTAGAAAATCTAAGATTGGACTTAGAAACAAAAACAAATATGATAATTTAAAGTAATAACATAGTCCTCCCAGGCCCAAAAAACACCCTAGAACACCTTGAAAATTCTTTTGGCTAAAATATACCTTTATTAATCTAATGAAAGAAAACAGCCAAAATTTTTCCTTCTGAACAATCATAGAATATTTAAAATACTTCATAAATGGAATCCATATTAACCCGG